TACTTTATTTTTATATAAAGAATAGACCTCGACGCCTATATTATATTCTGTTTCTATTACCATAAATTTTCAACTTGCATGCTTCCAAAATTTATCTGTTATATCTGATAAAACAAAATCACTCGGGATTACTTCGTCAAAAGGCTCTACTTTATAGAACCTTTGATTAGTAGTCCTACTGTTAAGTGGACCAAGCTCTTCCTTATAAGGCCCTAACTTAATAAAGTCAAACCACCGTAACTGTCTTGCTACCACATCAGCAAGTTCCTGTCTGCCACTATACCAAGCAACTTTAAGGTTAGTGTGTGTTTTCACCCAACTTGCCAAAGCTACTAAGTGTATAGCATTACTATCTCCGCCCATAAAGGCTACACAGGACACTCCTTTATTACCCTCAATAAGCTCACTAAGGGATGTTTTATTTAGAGGTTTTCCAATATCCTGTGCCAAGTAAGAGCTATGACAGCCCTTACATTGACATGGACAATTAGATATATTGATAGCAAGAGTTACCTCATCAGGAACTTCAGCAAAGACAACTTTTGCATCCACATACTTTAGCATATCTCACTCCTTCCATCACTATAGGTTCTGTGACTTGCTTCAATCTGCCTGTCTTTACCAAATGACTTGATGGGTCTGAGATACCCAATTACCCTTGTATATTGGGTTATGTGATTACTATGGCACTTAGGACACTCAGTGATAGGATGCTTAGTAATGTAACCACAATCATCACACTTACTATTAGGAATATTAAATGTGAAATAGTTGGTTCCATTAGCTATTGCAAAATCTATCAGTTTGAGATACTGCTCCTTACTCAGGTGGTCTTCAAGATTAATATGGGCTGCACTACCTCCATCAGTATATTGATAAGTCTGCCTTCCATGAAGTATAAACTTGTCAAGTACTGAAGTATCATCATGTGCATCATAGAAGTATGAGTTATACAGATTCTCATCTTCAGGAACCCAATACCCATCTTCCTTATCCCAATTATAATTCTTTCCTCCTAATCCTTCAGCAGGAACTACCTCAGAATTGAATAAGAATGGTCTATTAGCATCATGGATAGAATGTATCTTATTCTGCTCTTTAATAGTACCAAGAACCAATTGCAGGAACTCAATATATTCCTTATTGTTACCAACAGTCATACCTAAGAACCTTGCAGCCTCATTCAAGCCATTAATACCAATAGTGCTGTACAACTTACTGATATGGATATATCCACCATTTGAAGCAGCAAACATACCCTTATCTTCAAGTTCATAGAGCATGGTTTTGAAGGCTATGTGGTACTTATATGCTCTTTCAAGAATATTAACCAAGTCCTGTTTCAAAACATCATAAAATCTTCCCTTAACTGATATTAATCCTGCCCTTTCCACCAAAGGTATCTCACTGAAGTAATCATGTTTATTAGCACAATCTTGCACAATCCTATTGATATTCAAGGTAATCACATTACAACTACCTGTCATAACACCAGTAAGACCTGATGTAGGATTGAAAGTATTCTCTGCAAGTTCATTCCTCAATCTACAACATGATGCAAGACTGTCAGCACTGTCAGATATATAGGTGAAGAAACTATGACCCTCTGCATACATTTCAGCAGTAAAGTCCTTATAGTCCTTATCTATAATATCATTGGTCTTTGGGTCATACACCATAGCCATTGTCTCCACAGGGAATGTAAGAATCTGCTTAGTTCTCAGCTTATTGAAGAACTTCATAAACAGCCTTTGCAGGCAATCTATTGCTTCCCATTGAGGCTTAGTACCATCAGGGTAATAGAACTCTCCAAACAATGAATCAAAATAGGTGTGGTCATAATAAGACACATTGGTAAATGGACTCTGATATGACCTATTACCAGCAGGCTGGTTCACACCATAAATGAATTGTTTGAATGCTTTATATATGGCATCTCTTATAGTTCTTTGCTTACTACAATGGTCTGTAGTAGTTACTACATCCAGCTTTTCATACCAGTTAGGACCAAACTCCTGTACAATGTAATAGTTAAGGGCAATAAAGTATTCACCTACTGCCACTGCACCCTTACACTGAGAAGATAGCAAGAAGATAAGATTGGTTACTTGACCACTGAATGACTGCAAATCATTAGGAGGTGTTGGAGTGATACCATCAATATTACCTACTCCTTCAACCATAAGAGGATACAGACTCACAGCCATACAATACTGCTTCAAGACAGGAGTAGCTGCTTCATCATGTGTATAGATGATATGAGAGTTCAAATCCTCTTCATACTTCTTGGCTATTTCAGGGTACATTTCATTCAGCTTATCTTTCATTCTTTGCCTCTGAATAACCCTATTAGTAGTCTTATATACTTCACCCTCAAGATTAGCAACATTCTTCACAGTTACATTTGCATTGGCATCTGTCTCTGATGAAGTAGCTGCATTCTCATTAGATTGACTATACTCATTCATATAGTCAATTCTTTCCCTAATGAATCTTGCCTGCTTATGTTGTCCTCTATAAATGATATATTTCTTTGCTACATCAAAGTGTTTATCATTCATAAGAACATCCTCAACCTTATTCTGTATCTCCTCAATACCTATAGTATCCCCTCTCAAAGTGCCAAATAAAGCACCCAGCATATCATACAGATACTGAGGCATTTTCTTGTTGCAAGACTTAAAGGCTTTTTCTACAGCACTTATAATCTTATCAACATTAAATTCCTCTATACTGCCATCTCTTTTTACTACTTGCATATTACAATGTATTTAACCATTCTCTTAAATCATTAGGACCAGCTTCATTAATGCCCACAGGAACTCTTGGTCTGGAAGTGAGATAAGAAGAAAGCTCTTCTCCTATCACAAAAGGACTTCTCATTTCTATTTGGTCATTCTTTCCAAATTTCAATGTACCTACTGCCTGTGTAAATGGACAAGTCCACACCAATGGGACAAGGATTCTCCTATTGACTACAATAAAATCATAGTCAAGCAGCTTGAAGTCTTTGAAGTATTCATCCTTATCCATATTCTGCCTTATAATAGCCCAATATAGTCTGGCTTGAATATCATATCTCCAATCTACAAAGGATTTATAGAAATCCCACTCTGTATGGGAACTTGTTTTCAAATCTACTGGCTTTACCCACTTCTCCTTATGATTGACTATGATTAAGTCAGCCATATTCCTATACTTTACACCATTGAACTCTCCTTTGAACTTCAATTGATAGAATCTTTCAATATCTGGCTCAAATGGGTTATCCTCTGCAAAGTAGAACTGAGTGGACTTGCTCTCTTTCAATGCTTTTACTGCATTGCACACATCTTGATAGGTCTGAGTATCAAGTATAGTCTTGCTGCCTGCTATAAATAACAGGTTATAGTAGTCAGCTCCTTTCTCCTTAATAACCTTAGCCCTTGTCTCAGGCTTCCAGTTCATCTGATAACTCTGATATTCAGTCTCCTTAATGATTGCATCATCAGGAATTGTAATAAGACTCCTATAAGAATCTCCATACTGACTGAACAAAGATTTTACCATCTTTGTAATAGAGTCTGGAGTAGAAGGAAACTCAGCAACCATAAACCTTTCATCAAACTCTTCTTGACCACCTGTGATAATGCTGTCTACAGCACTACCAAAGGTAAGAGAAGATGTCTCTAACCTGTCAAATAATTTATCCAAGTTATTGAATCCCTCTCTCTCATATCTTGCAAGGGTTGAATAGCTTAATGCTGGGTCTGCCCTATATGTTTCCTCAGACACATCCCAAGATATACTTCTTAAAGATTTTCTCTCCATTAGTAATAATCTTGATTGTATTCTTCACTACTGAAATCTTCATACTCATCCTCCTGCTCTGGCAACTCAAGAGCCTCACAGTAAGCATCTATTTCTGACTTCAATCTCCTCATTTCTCCAAGGTCTGCTTTCAAATACTCCTCTTTAGGATTTTCCTTACTGAGGCCCTTCTTTACTCTGACAAGAGATGAATCAACTAAGAGTTGGAGAGACTCAAAGTCCCTACTATTCAAGAACTTATGTGCAAGCTTTGCATCTTCCTCAGGCAATGAGGGAATCAAAGCCTTTATTCTGTCTATTGGTTCTCTATTGTCCATAACTCTTGATAATTTCTATTGCCTGCAAGAGTTGTTTCTTGGTATATACCTCAAAATAGATAGACTTTTCACCTTTTTCAGTGTATAGGTTATCAAGATATTTTATAAACATCTTTTTCTTGATATAGAATACATCATTCTCTATTCCTTTGGCTTCAATATAAACATTGAGGTCATTATATTTGAAATAAAAGTCTGGTGTATATCTGATACCAACAATTTTACCTGTTTTCTGAATTAGTATCTTTGAGGGACAAGTATTTGTCCCGTCTGATAATCTTTTGATTTTCTGCTTGTCAGTCTCCTTATCATAATATGGGGTAATAGGCTCAAAACCCTCCCATAAAGTAAAGGTAGTTGGCTCATATTGAGGCTCAAACCCTTGTTGAAGAAGAGTATTGTATATGCTCTTCTCCAACTGGGATTTGAATGTTATACCCTTAGAACTACTCTGTGTGGCATTCCTGATTTTCTTGTTCATATCTCCATCTAAAACCTCCTGCAATTCTCCTTTCACCCTTGCAGCATTTAGATATTGAGCCTTGATTTATGCCAGTAATCCTACTTGCCTCTTTAGCAGAGATGTATTTGACTTCATTCCCATTATTATCTATTGATATGATAGGGTTTCCTCTTGTTACTTTCTGCTTATTAGCTCTTCTATCTATACAAGAGCCATACCTTATATTATACTTAGCAGTGCGCCATTCAAGATTTGAAGCTTTGTTGTTTAATTTATTCTCATCTCTATGATTAATATAAGGTAGATTATTAGTATTAGGAAGGAATGCTTCAGCAACTAACCTATGAACAGCCCTATAAAATCTCCTACCCTCTTTAACCAAAATAACCCCATAATAGCCATTACTTGATATTGAAGGTTTCAGAATTTTACAGACCCCAGTATGGTTATAATTTGTAGACCTTACCTCTCCATTACTACTGACTTCATAATTGGGAAAATTGCGTATAGGTTTCCACATGTTACTTATTCTTGAACATTTCTTTCAGTATGTCTCTCACAATAGAACAGGCAATTTTTGCATCACTTACAGACCTGAATGCTGCGAAGTTCCTATAGTTCTTGATGTGGGCTTTGTTAGCCTTAGTGATTCTACCATCAAGCATAGAGATTACATAAATCTCAGGACTCTTCTCAATATGGTCCTCATACTTCTTGTCCAACTCAATGGCTACTTCTCTAAGTACCATAGAGAATGCAGCAGCAGGAAGAATAGTATCTACACTATTGAGATAGTTATAGACCTTCTCAATCTTCCAACCAAGTTTTTCTGCAATCTTCTGAATGTAGTACTCCAACTCCATAGGAACCTCAGATTCAACCACAGCAGACTTTGCAGGCTTGGTAGTAGTAACAATGCCAGCCTCAAGGAGCTTAGGGAGAATGCCCTTAGTTACCACAATGTGCTGAACTACAGTACCCTCACCAAAGAAAGGGTCTACTACCTTAGATGCTTTAGTCAGAGTGTCTCCAATCTGTACTTCCTTACCATTTGTCAAATAAATCTTTTCCATTTTTTTTTGTTTAGTATTAATACTCTTCGTACCATTTTATAGGCACACCATAAATCTCTTTTACCTTATTACTTATATCAACAAATAGCTGATGTGGCATCTTAGTACCACTCCTTGCAAAATATGCAGGATGTTCAATCTCTATAATATGATTGAACCTATCATTAATATAAGGTTTGAAGGTTTGGGCTTGTCTGCCAAACAATACATATACTATAGCTGTATTATATTCAGACAAGTTCTTTAGCAATTTAGCTATGAAAGGTCTCCACAACATCACATGGGAACCTATCCTATTCATTTCTACAGTGAGTGCAGAGTTTATCATTAGTATCCCTTGTTTAGCCCAACTTTCTAAAGTTTGGTCAAAGGTAATACAATAATGTGGAACTTCAAAATTAATTGCTGCCTCTTTAACAACATTTAATGAAGGAGATAAGTTATCCTCATCAACTTCCTTTCTATTCCCGAATAATACTCCAGTTGCCACTCCCTTTTGTGGATAGGGGTCTTGACCTAACATAACTACTTTCAAGTCATTGAGAGGGCAAAGCTCAAATGCTCTGAATACATCAGATTGGGCAGGACACAAAGGCTTTCTCCTGTATTCTTGCCCAACCTTAGCCATTACATTATTAAGCTCTGTCCTATCAATTACCTTCATCCAATCTCCAAAGTATTCATCTAATGTCATATCAACATCATTATGTCATCAATATTGTCAATAAGGCATTCATTCAGTGCATCATTAGAGCAGGCAGATGGAGTAGGTTTAATAGGTTCTACAAAGAACTTATTGAAATTATCTACTATGACCTTTACTTTCCTGTCTTCTGGATTACTGCTGAAGCTGTAATTGTTTCTTGGGAAATTTATATCCCTACTTGTATAATAGGGAATCAATTTCTTGATGATGCCTTTATTAATCAACTTATCAGACTCTAAGAATACTTTGGGACTGACATGGCATACAGGTCTGTAATAGACCATAGTATTACCATTGTCCTCAGTATGTACACTTCTTGCAGTTAATGTACATAATAGTAATGGAGTGTAGCTCTCATCAAAGATGATACCTTTACCACCATAATACACTTCATCCTTATTGGTAATTATCTTCTGCAATCTTTTACCATATCCTACATTAGTAAATAATTGAGTTATGATACTATCAAAGGTTCTTCTTTCTTGGCTTGGTGCATTATCATATAATGGCAGTATTATCCTCTTGATTCCCATAATTGTGGGATAAGCCATATTGTCTGAAACCAGCTTCTCAAAGTGTTCTCTTGCAATCACAGGTATCTCTACCTCATCATTGTTTACTTCAATGACAAGGCTTCTTCTAAATACATTGTTACTATCAAGAGACAGATTCATTTCAAGCTGGTCTGGATTACCAGACTCACTGCTATTGAAAACACCCATTACATTATATGCAAATCTTGGGTTAAATTCCATTATACTTCAGTTTTAAGATACATTGTTTCTGCATTATATGTGGTAAGGAATGGCAGGTCTCTATCAATGAGAGGCTCACATTGATTAGCACAGAAGTTTACAAACAAATTAACCATATAAGATGCAATCATATTTGCACAGAAGGTAGTTTGTTTATAGGAGCAGATAGTTTCATCAGCTTCTGCATCAGAGAATAGGAACTCATTATTGTACCTATTAATGTTGTACTCATCATCTCCCTTGATACACAATACCTGAAACTCTTCTGCTGCTAATCTGCCATCAATAAATAAGCAATTCTTTCTCTCCTCCTCTGGTTTGGATTGAACATGATTTACCCATTTATTAAAGAAAAGTCTTCTTGCTGCCATGTTATCAAAGCCACAAATCATAATGTCTGATGCCTCAGATTCATCAGTGAATCTTTCACTTATTGCAAAGACACTGCTGTAGCCAGCATAGTTTCTAATCATCTCAGCCAGTGCAGATACTTTAGGTCTACCTAAATCAGATTGACCATATAACTGACCTGACATGTTGACAGTTTCCACTATGTCATCATCATAGATAAACATGGAAGCTGGCTTCATTCTTGCCAATAAGAAGCCTACATAGCTACCAATACCACCCACACCTGCCAAAATGACAGTCTTCTTCTGAATGTTCTCATACCAAATGGCAGAACTAAACCTACTTGTAGCTTCATCCACAAGCAAAGTTGCAGAGTTTGTAGGTATCTCCTGATGTGCATCTTCTACAGCTTGGTCAAGGATAGCTTGTTCTTCCTCTATCAAAGGTGAATCACTATCAAGATTCTGAAGAGCCTCTTCATACTCTTCTACTGAGTTGAACTCTTCAATAGCTTCTTCTAAAGCTCTCTCAGATTCTGCTACTCTGTTTTCTATTTCACTATTTGTCATAATACTAAATACTTTTGAAGTGCATCAATATACCCTTTGATATAATCATTTTCAGGAAGTTTTGTAAGCTCCTCTATCATATCATGGGCACAAATAGCACAAATTTCTGTTTCATCAAAGCCAAGCTCTTCTAATTTCTCATCTGTTATATACCATGTCAGATACTCTGTATAGGTCTCTGCCCATATCTTGAAATTATCCATGCCAACTTTGCCTTTACCAAACCTCTTTTCATACAGTGTAGGCATTGACTTAGCCCATTTAGTAATGTCAATCTTACTATCATTAGAAATGATAATACTACCTGTAATCAATTGAAGTACAAGAGATTTCAAAGTAACCTTATCAAATGATACATGACCATAAGGTATGTCATACCCCTCTTCAAATGGCAAGTCATCTGCATTATCAAAGAGAGTTGGCTGAACTACCTTAGGCTTATCAGCTTCCTTCTTGACAAGATTTGCTGGACCTGCCTTTGTACCATAGGAATTAGCAATAACAGGTTTATAGCCACCTTGATATACAGGTGTTTGAGCTTTCTTGGCTTTCTCTGCCCTTTCTGCTTTAGCTTGCTTGATTTCCTCAAGTCTTGCTGCCATGTCTGGAAAGGAATAATTCTCACCTTCCTTCTCTATTTTAAGATAGAACCATTCAATTTCATCTGCACTACTTACATATTCCTTAGTATCATGCTTTTCACCATCACCAAAGAACTCATAAGACACAGATTCTTTGACCTGCTTTGATTTAACCCTCCTTGTAATTGCAGCAGTATAAGTACCTGCATTATTCACAATAAGGGATACAAAGTTATTCCTATCTATACCCTCTTCCCTCAGTGTTGCAGTATCTGTACCACTAAAGAAAGTACTCATATTGTTATGGGAATGTATAAGACCCATTTGGCAATCAAGTAGCTCAGGATTCTCACACATATAGGCTATCACATCAGGATTCATATCAAACTCTGTATAGGCTTGGGTACCAATATCCATAATGTAAATATCCACACATCTTATCACAAGGTCATTATTTTCAAATGAGCCTTCATGTGTAAAGAATAATGTACCTGACCATTCAGTACTCCACACCTTTTGGCAGGCAAATCTTATCTTTCTCTCCACTTCTGCTGGGATAATCAGCTTATAATTATAAGTACCTGACTTCTGTACCAAGCTGATTACTTTCGTGGGTTGCTTTACTTCTTCCATATCTATAATTTAACACTTTAAGTATTGTTGCTAATATGTATAGTGCAGTATGAGTATTAAGAATTATACTCTTATTCTCATTCCTTACCTCAGCAATATCTGTAATATCAATAGTAACCTCTCTTCCCTTGAATATGCAAACCTTCTTGCCTATATATTGGGCATAGGTATTTACATTGTTCCCACCTTTATCATAGTAAATCTTCCCATTATCTATGATACACTCTTTCAAGATACCTTTCCTCTTCAATTCTGCAAACTTGGCAGTTAGCTCCTCTTTATTAAACTGGTCATTATACCACTTAATAAATTCATTGCTAATAAGTACAATAAACTCAATAAGTGACATACCAATAGAATAAGAGCCATTTACATAATTGAATTTAAGTTTCTTTGAATTGATAAAGCCTCTTACAAACTCCTTCAACTTATCAGAACTAAGAGCATCCCCATAGTAGTCTGGTGATAGATATGTAACAAACCTGTCCACACCCATCTCCATGTTATTAGTACCTAACTTTTCCAAATATTTATAAGGTCTGCCAGCAATGGATTCTACAGTTACATACTTACTTAATTCAAGACAAAACATATTCCACATATCCTCATCATAATCTCTATTAAGGGCACTGATAGTGCCATTAATAGGACCACTACCTGTACAAGGACTCTGGAAATTAGCAAAGTTACTTGTAGGAATGCTACTAATATGGCTGTGCATATACCCACTACTAATATGAAGCATAGTATATTCTGACCTGTTAAGTGTAAATCCACCATTTAATGTGCCATTATACATTACCTTCACCTTAGCCCATAGATGGTTAATATCCACAAACCTATTATGTTCATTAGTTACTCTTACATGAGGAAAATGTACAAGAATGAATATGCCATTGAACTTAACATTACCAATTCTTTCCTTTACTGTAGTATTTGTAAGCATATTTACAACCTTTTCTACTTGATTCTCAGGTATATCAGTAATAGCAAATGTCTTGAACATACTCCAGTCATTGCTATTCATGTCTACAATACTACCATCAGAAATATAAGTAGCTAAAGATTCTATCTTTAACCAAGATTTGAACTTGTCCAAGCTCCAATATCCTTGCATATCAACTTTATCCTCTCCAAAGAAATCATTGAATATGCTTAATACTCGGAGTGGTCTGTCCATCAAGGAGTTATATAGTTCTTCTATCTTCTCCTCAATTAATTTAATTGTTTCTCCACTCATATTACTGTAAAAAAAAAGTAGGTAAGGGGACATTTCTAACCTCCTTACCTACTGTTACTTACTCTTGTTAATTGACATCCATCCCTGCGAACATATCATCAATCTCATCATCAGAGTAAGGAGAAGCTGACTTAGGCTTATACTCATCAGATGGTGCAGCAGCTACTTCACCCCCAAGAATATCAAGCACTTCATCTTTCTCATCCTCTTCAATTGTGCCATTATCCTCAAGAATTTCTACCAGCTTACTGATAGCAGCTCTTGCTACAGTATCAACACATTCATCACCATTATTTGCAGGTACCTCTGCCTTTTCCTCCTTCCTAGCATCAGCTTTAAGAGCAACAGGTGCAGTCTTTGGAGCATTATTACTTTGTACCAGTGCAATAAGGTCAACAGTCTTACACATAGTGAAGTTTTTGCCAAACTTCTTTACACAAGCATCCTGCAAACCCATAGATTTGATGGCATTATAAGCCTCAGCTCTAGACATTGAAGTGGCACCACTTTTAATTTTCTTGTTGGTGTTAGTAAGCATGAAAACCAACTCATTTGTGATAGTACCCTTATAAGGAACATCATGTGGCAGAACTGAAGCATTATTCTTCAATTCAACCTTTGATGTGCCCTCAAAGAAGGTCATACCATCATAGTCAATACCATTGGCTCTCAAGTCACTTTTCAACTCAGCAAGGGTCGTGGCTGCTGACATAATAACACTCTTTTTCTGATTCTTAGTCTGTACGACTGTAATTTTTCTTGCTTCCATATTTTCACTTTTTTTTTTAATAAATTGGACTTATTGAAACTTTAATCTATACAAAAGGGCAAATCATTCCAATCATTATCCTCTTGTCTTGAAGAGTTGAATAAAGGCTTGATTATTCTAAGGAACTCATCTTTGCCCTTAGCCTTATACAAGTCTGAAATATCTTTCCCTTCATTAAAGGGTGGTAATACTACATTAGTAAATCCTGTTTCCTCAGCTAACTTCTGAGCATCTTTCAATCCTGGCTCATCATTATCTAAGCAAATGAAGACTTGTTTATATCTTCTTTTCAGTTCACTAATTGCAGTATCACTCATCCTATATCCCTCACCTTGAATGGCAAGGGATGGAATATCTGCATTAGCCCATAGACATAAAGCATCTTTCAGTGAAGAACAAATGCAAATCTGTTCCCCATATTCAGGTACCTTAGTCCATAGGCTTACTACAGAATTGTCATGCTTGTTACTCCACTTATAACCAGCTTTATTGAAAGGCTGGTATATCTTTAGAGTAACTTTACCTTCCTTGTGTTCTACATAAGCATAGGCATACTTATCAGCTCCAAACACATATCTATGACCATCCTTTATGACAATCTTATGAGATATAGGATAAACCTCTGCATACTTGAGCCATTCTAAAGTTATACCATAGGATGCCCAGTATTCAATATCATAACTCCTCCAATCTCTGACTTTGCACTGTAAGTCTGTATCTTTGTTGTAACTATTTGTACTTCTTACAGCACAGGGAGTATATGAATGAATATTGGCACCACCACAGAACTTTGAAATGTCCTCATTAACCCTTGTTAAAACTTCCTTATAACCACAGTTCCACATATGACCAAGCAGGTCAAACAGACCTCCTCTATCCCTCGTGGATAAATCTGTGTAAAATATTCTTCTACCATCAGTAGAATAAAGACCAAAAGAAGGTCTCCTGTCCTGTCTAAGAGGACTATTTATAATACAAGGAACCTCTGTGACTCCTAAGTAATATGATAGAATGTCTGCTTCTGTCACTTTACTTAGAATATCATCAAGGCTCACAGAAGATTTACCTTTGCTGATTGCCATTGCTTTTTTTTTAGAAATTACTACTTACTTACCAAAATCCCAAGGTGTACCACCAGCAGTATCACCAGCAGGGAAAGGCATATCACCTGCTGCACCAGAGTTACTGAGGTCTGTAGATTCTACATCATACTCCTTCAAGTCACCCACAGTGAACTCAGTAGTAGGATATACACCAGCAGCCTTTCTTTCCTGCAAGTCTGCATCCAACTTACTGTAGTCAGTGATATTGTTCTTCAAGAACATCTGATTATAAACAGCCTGATACTGCTTGTTATCATCAGTGGTTCTTACACCAAACAATACCTTAACCTTGTTATTAGGCTGCAATGCAATAACATCTCTCAGCTCCTTGAAATTACCCTTGAAGTACTCAGCAATGCTCTCAAGTCTTGCTTCACAATCCTCAGGTTTGTCTACCATAACCCAAGTATTATTGACATACTTCATTACATTAGGAATGTTGAGGTATGCCTTGATGAAGTTAGTAAGCTCTTCCTCACCATGATAAGCAGGTCTGTAGTCCTTATCAATATTGGCAGGACCATTCTTATATACAGGAATTTCATGTGCCTTAGCCTGCTCTACAGTAACCCAAGCAGTTCTACCATATTTATCAATTACCTGTACCTTAGTCTGCTCTCTATTGTATCTGTATTCCTTTCTGATAAAGAAAGCTACCTTAGTGGTAAACTCAATACCACCACACTTCTCAGCATCAGTCTTAACAATGAAATCAAGTCTGACATTCTGTACCTTGTGCTTGTCCTCACCTACCTCAACTTCACCCAGATACTCAGGGTCATTTTCAAGCTGGGTATTATAAAGTTTCTCAAGCTCTGCCTTGTTAGGATTTACAGCCAAAACAAATACAGGAGCTACACCTGTATATCTCTTTACTGCATTACCCTCAGTAGATTCCTTGCCCGATGCAAATGCCATAAATGCAAAATTTGTCTTTTTCATTTTTCTAATGATTTTTCTTGTTCTTGATTCTATTTCTTACTACTCTGATTACTCTTCAAAGGGCAGTTTATCACCATCTTCTGCACCACTGTTGAAAGGATTAGTAGGGTCAAAAGGAGACTCTTCACCAGCCTTTACTTCTGTCTCAGGTGCCTTCTCAGTATCATCTACTGTCTCAGGAGCAACATTATCAATAGTAGACTCTTCTATATGAATTTCATATACTCTAGTTCCTTCATTAAATACTAGTGTGTTAGGATTGGGGATATAATCAACTTTTTTAATAGGTCTACCATCCTTATCAACCTTGCCAGTATCTTCTACCTTCTTGACAACCAAGTCTTCACTTGTGAGACCACCTGTCAAAGCCTTGACACCCATCTCATGTCCCTCAATCTCCTCAGTCAGAGCATTGTACTCTGCATTGAGTTCATCAATCTTGGCAGCAATCTTATTCTTCTTCACTACCAAAGGATTAACATTCTGTGCAATTCTTTTTACACCTGCAAACTGTCTTACTGTTAATGTTTTCATATTTTCTTACTATTAAAAGATTTGTAATAACTTTCTTTCTTGCCCCATGTTATTTAATGGATTGGGAGCACTCCATAGCTTATATATTGTGAACTTTCTCTCATAGAAACTTAATGCAAAGTTAAAGCAATATGCCATTAATTGCCTATCCCTTAATATATGTGTTATAAACAGGGCAGTCTCATAGTAAGGCTTGCCCTGTTCTATGCAGTATTGCATCAACACCATATTGACATCAGTTTCAGTAAGTCCACCAAAGGCAGCCAACCTTGATATTCTTACAGTCTCATTTCTATCCATAAATCTCCCTCAATTTGTCTACTACTATAGACAAATCATTAGGAATCTCATCAGGAAGGTCATCCAATGCACCAAGACTGTCTTTAGCAGGATATTCTCCATCAAACTCCTTGACAAAGTGCTTGATAGGTCTCTTGTTTTCTGCATCATATCCTACCTTGCCAAAGAGGATAATATCAAACTTACCCTCAGGAGTAATATAGTCATCAACCATCTTTCCAGTGGTCTTGAACTTATATGAAATGGAATCACCATTCTTGTCCTTATACTCTTCATAATGGGCACAACAAATGATATTCTTATCTTCAGGGAATCCCTTGAAAGCATCAAAGATGAGACCCATTCCATAGCCAATCTGCTTAGGAGTATCCCACCCACCTTTCATGGCATTTGCCATATAGAAATCCTGAGCAAGATAGTTCATATCATCTATAAGAACATTCTTATAAGGTGATTTCTTCATTATATTGACAATCTCTGCAACTGCTGCAAATCTGTCAAGTCCTGTAAGACTATCTACCTGTACTCTGTTTCCTGTGGCAAGGGCATTTGCATTTACAAGCTTCTGTGTGGGCTTACCTACATTCTCCACTCCAATGTTGCCTTCAATCAATTTGAAGTTAGGGTTAGGAACACCCCTACCAATACACTGGATAACATAAGTTTCCTTTGGGTCAAGCCCCTTAATACCTAACTTCTCCCTACCACAATAGGAAGTGGTTTTTCCAAAGCCTGACTTAGCCAAAACTAAAATCTTTGCCATTGTTTTTGTTTTATAATGTTACTTTTACTTGAAAAGGGTTGCAAACTTATGAAATATTTTCCACCTATGCAACTTTCTATTCATTTTATTTATTCCATAACTAAAGAAAGTCTTAGCAGTTTTGCTCTTCCTTGATTCCATATAGTTATATACTCTCTGTAATGCTTCCCTATCATCAGGTCTTGGGAGTTCATAAAATGTACTCACTGCACCATCAAAGAATAAAGGACAGATTTGACCATTTGCTCCATAGTCTCTATCTTCAATCACCTCCATGAACCTTATATGATTCCTGAACTTGGTTATATCATATCCTTCATACTCTCTTAGTCCATACTTGAATGGACTATAGAGACCTATAACCATATTGGCATCTCTGGTAGTAGTCTTACAATCTGCAAGACCATCAGAAGATGGCTTAAGCTTATTCAGCTTTTGGTTCTCAATACCTTCTTGAGCTTGTGCTTGATGCTGAATCAACACAAAGATGAACTTCAATTGATTTCTGAGAGTAATGCCATACTTGCTCATCTTATCAATAGTTTCCATCTTCTTTAATCCACTTTCAAGAGATAGATTTGAGGCATTATCTATGATGATTATCCTCCTTTCCTCTGGGTCATTTGGGGTATAAGGATTATCATTATCTACCACATCTGCATCTATGATTTCATCTGTGATAGGGTCTTTCCTCTTACCTTTCTTGAAGTTAAGATGTCCATGAGTTAAGGCATAGTCCCTACAGTACTTATTGATTCCTGTAGGATTCCTTTGGTCATCAATATACTCAACCATATCCTCAAATGCCCTGATATATCTCTGATACTTATCAGATTCAAGTAATTCAAGAATCTTCTCATCAATAGGATGGTCTCTATCTGTACTTTTCAGTTCAGTGGGAGATACCTCTATTCCATCCAATCTAAACAATAGATAACACAAGAACTCATTATACTTTTCCTCTGGACTCATCTCCAAAGTAAAATAGAGAACCTTAACTCTCATCTCAGGATGCTCCAATATAAAGAACAATGGTTCATATACAAATAGGTAATCACAGAACTTTGATTTACCTACCTTTTGATTGGCAGTCACCACTATGAACTTAGCAGTTTCAATGCCTGGAACCCATGCTCTAAACCTTGGAAAAGGGAAAGGAATACAATTATAAAGTCCATTAAGAACTCTCTCCCTCCTTAACCTCAGATTTCCCATTACTTGCTTAAATCTACTCATATTGATTTATACCTCCATACATACCCATAAGCCCGTGCAGATTTACCTCTACAGCATAAGCCTATGTTAGTGTTCTTGTAACCTAAAACTCTTTCTATCTCCATTGTACTATTCCATTCTCTGACCAATACATTCTCTAATGTGAATTGTAAGACCTTCTTTGAGTTCCAAGGAGATTCTCTGTGCTCAAGCTTCTCCCTTCTCTTCAAATTGCCAGTGCCATAATTCATATTGTATGACTGGTCGCACCACTCAAGATTATCTACTCTATTGTTGGTCCTATCTTCATCCTTGTGATTTATCTGTGCAAGGTTATTAGGATTAGGTATAAAAGCCTTAGCCACCAACCTATGCACTAATTCACCTTTAGTACATCCATTATTTGTAAGTTTGACTTGCAGATACCCATTTGAACACTTATAGGGTTTGAGCAATCTACCACCTCTAATAGATAGTATATTGCCTAAGTCAGATACTAAATAATTAGGATATTCATGTATAGTCTTAAATATTTCCATATCTTAATTTAATGTAGATGTCCAGTCATTTTTAAGGCTATCTGTCTGGTCGGCATTCTCAATATAACTAATCAATTCTGAGTCTCCCTCAACCTCACCAGCAGCACCAACTTTCTCTTTGAATATGAAATACTTTAATAACCTCATATATGTATAGTTTCCATTGAAACCTTCCACATACTTACTGGTTGCCTGTATGATTTGCTCATCAGTATAAGTATTTCCATACTTCTTAAAGAATAACTTTAATCTTCGTACAATCAAAGCTACTCCATCTGCCCAATAATAGTTAGTGCCATCTTTCTTGCCTTTAGGAAATATCTCTTTGAGCCTTGTAGCCAACTGAATTAATCTGTCATTAGGTTCCTGCTTCTTATCAGAATCCACAATCACAGAATCTATTACCTCAGTGCCTTTATTAGTAAGTCTCCATCCAATCTGTTGGAATAAGTCATTCCTGTTAGCAGTTATATAGCCCTTCTTAATCAGCTCCTTCTGAGCTGTATCAAGGTCAGCATTATTATGGATGGCAAGCATCAAGAGAGCCTCAGCAAGACTAATGTTGTTCTTCTGACATCCTTCTTTACTTAAACAAATTGTCATAGCTTAATGTCATTAATACTATCAACACTAATGATAGAATCCTCAGAATACTCTTCTATCATCTTCTGTACAAGTTCCTCTTCCCTTGTATCCTTGAAATAAGGTATGATGATAATAGGAGATTTATGTCTAAGTATTCTACCAACTCTTTGCTTTACTACAATCTCCGAACTATTCAAGTTGCAGAATATACCTATCCTGCAATTAGTCAAGTTCACACCTTCATTGAGTATATTACAGGCAGTAATATGTTTAATCTTGTTAAGATTAAACATCTCAAGGTTCTTCACTGAAGCCTTATTCTTCGAGGTGATATTGTATTTACCTAACCTCTCTGACTGTTCAATACTACTACAGAAAGTCAAAGTCTTGTAATTCCTGAACTTGTCAAGAAGAGATAGTACAAGGGCTTCCTTCTGTTCAGCACACCACTTCAGCCTTTTGCCTGCTGTTGAAAGCCATAAGTTCTTTATCCTCTCATTTCTTGAGCTAAAGTACTTATTCTTGTACCACTCTATAAGTGAAGAGATACTATCATAATAACCTTTCTGAGTGGTGATTATATCACGACCAAACCTCTTAACCTTATAGGTATAATTAGTAGTGTCCAAAGTCAAAGGCAGTAGATATACTGTAGGTTCAGGCAATACTTCATCTTCTACAGCTTCCTTGAGACCACACTTAATGACCTCAGCCTTGTGGTTGTAGATGAAATAATCCCTCATATCTCTCTTGATAGTGGCAGACAATCCAATGAAAGACTCATTGATATGGATAGTCTCCAATACATCAATTCTTGCTTCTGACAAATGCTGCATCTCATCTGCCACTACTACATCAAAGTATGAGTTCTCATAGTTCTTTAGTGACTCATAGCATTCAATGGTAATATAGTCAGACTTGATACCTCCCCATTTCTCAATCTCATCCTTCCAAGTCTGCTTATGCACAGTCTTTGCCACAAGGATAAGTATAGTAGTAGGGCTTTCATCATTCCTGAATACCCTATCACATATATGATTAATGAGGTCTATTGCTACCTTGGTCTTACCCATTCCAGTTATCAACTCAAGTATCAAGTACTTAGCCTTATCTATCTTAGACAAAGCCAAGTTATTCACTTCTTCTCTTGTCATTTCTACTTACAATTCCTTTTAGTTTGTTAATGTAGTTAGGGTCTTCTGCATACCCTATGTCTGATAAAAACTTATAGTAATCATTCGGAAGTTTGTATCTATATTGCACATAGTCAAGATATGCAACCACACTCTCAGTCCAATGGTCAAATGTATAATACCTGTGCTTCTTGCTGTTATACAATCCAAATAGGTTATTACCATTCAGACATAAGTCTGACTTAAAATGACCAGTTTCAAGTACAGCTTGTGCATAGACTATCTGAGGATGTTTGACCTTATAATATTCCAATGCTTCTATCAAGCCTTCTTGAGGTGATTTACTAAAGAAGTCTGGTTGCTCCTCATTAATTATGTGTACCACCTTTATTTCAGGTGGTTCATCTCCCTTCAAGTAGGGTAGTACCTGTACTACCCCAAGTACTCCTACTGCAAAGGAGATGAGTATGTTGAATACTCTCTGTTTCATACCCTCTTACATAATAGATTCTTAACCTTTAGTAGTCCTCTTGTGACAATATTTTCTCCCCTCAGCGAGAATACATGAGTATAGCCTTCACACTCATTAGGATTCCATCCTGCATGGATTGCATAGTATATGATGAATGCAGTAAACAGGATAATATTAGCTGTAGGCAGTAAGCCCAGTACAATTATAATAAGTAACACCCATAATGGAATTGCAGCATCATACTCTTCTTCCAATTTGGCAGAACTACAATACCTGTAATACACCTCAACATGAGTATCTTTTAAGATACTCAATGTCAAGATGATTATCAATATAGCAATAACCCACATCATTTGCTAATATCCTTAAAGATTGTAGGAACCTGCCCATATACAGGCAATTTACCATCCCATTTCTCAATCCACATCTTCTCAAGAATTGCAGGAGTAAGAGCCTGTTGTCTCAACTCATTGGCTTTCTTCTCAGCCTCAGGGTAATAATGACAGCTTCTTGGAGTCCAATTAGAGTAGACATACTCTGTACCTTCAGGGTAAATTCTATCATACTTCAAACAATTTTATGTAAGTTCTCCTACACTCCCCATTCCAATACCATTTGTTATACCATAATAGTACAATGTGCCTATTCCTTGATGTGACTATATCAATCTTAGGAGAGTACTTATTATATATTACAATAGCCCAAATACATAGCACAATGAGGAGTAATACATTAAATGCTGTCATACTATTCTGGTTTAGGGCAACATACTACATATTCAAATCTTGAACAAATTCCTTTCCATTTCCTGTAATCACTATATGAGTTCTTCTTTAATGTTTCTGCACTAATAAAGTTACTTATACAAAGCATATCATACTTATTAGATGGGTGATAACTCACCCCAAGCTGTTCATCTAAGGCTTGTATAACTGCTTCAATGGTTTCACCTGATGCTATAAAGTCATCCACAACTATAAACCTCGTGGTACCAACCTCATCAATTCCTCTTAATGAAGAACAATGAGCACTTGTATCACTATCCTTCCTGACAATTAGGATATAGGTCTTGGTAGTTGGATTAATATTGTGCAACTCATTAAGCATGGCACCTGCAATCATGGCACCTGATGTACCTCTTACCACAAAAGTAATGCTTGCACCTTCCTCAATATCTTCTTTATATGTATTGAAGATTGCTTCTGCACTCTGTTGTATATAACTATGCTTCCAATAAACACCAAATGGATACTCTACAGTAATGAAATGGTCAAAATGTATAAATTTAGGAATATATCCCATAGTCTCTTAGTTTTATCCCACTTAGTCAGTAGGTTGTAAAAAAAAAAGAAGGACAAGGGTATTATTAGTACCCCTGCCCTTACTATGAGAACATATCCAGTTAGTCCTCAAACACTTGATAAGTGTACGAAGTACCCCCAAGATGTTCTACTGTTCTCTGCAAATGAGCTTCAAGTCTTTCCTTTTCACTCATTGCAGCCCACTTGCTAGGCTTAGACCATGAAGGACAAGAATCCTTGCCAATCATATATTCATAAGCCTCTTTGCTTATGTTCAGGGACTGTGTAGCTGGCTTGCACTTCCTTGTATGGAAAGTGATAATCTCTGGATTGGTGCCATTTGTATCAGTCACTCTTATAGTGTGCTTATTCATCTTGTCCCAATCCTCAACTACTTTTGTTACTGTTCTCTTTCTACCATTCTTTGTAGTAATGACCTTTTGAGTTGTTTTAAGGCACCCCTCCTTGCTGAACATTGTGCTTCCTTGAAGCACAATACTCAGACTTAACTTGATTTCACTCATGTTTATTAATCTTCTTCAGATTTTTTTTTTCTTCATAATTGCAGCAAGCATAAGAGCAGCCATTGCATCTCTTGCTGTAGCCTCTCCCTTATCTGCCTTCTCTTTCAACTCCTCTACCATTTTAATGCGGAGAGCATGTTTTAAGACCTCAATAATACTCATCAACTCTCTCGCATTGAAGAATATTGCACTTGTTACAATCACCTCAACAGGTGCTTACACTGTCTTACCTTTGTAGCTTTCCACCAAGTTTTCAACAAGTTCAACATAGGTCAAACTACCATTCTCTTTGCCACCTTTAATGGCTTTTGCAGCATTTTCAAATGACTGCTCATCCAACTTTCTTTCAAGTGGATTCTGTTCTTTTTCTTTCATCTTTTTTTTTTTAGAAAGTGAATAAAAATAGTAAGTTACACACAGTAAATGCTAACTATAACAATGACTATATCAAAAGCAAGAACCTGCCATCCCATCCAAAGCAAGAACAACCCTCCACAATCAAGCTTCATAGGGCAGAATATTTCTCGGAATGGCAGTCATAAGTAATGGCAAAGCACTACTCAATTATATTTTGCAGATATAATTTTCATTATTATATTTACACAAATAGCATCCACTGTGTGTATTCAATGCAGTTAAGAGTAAATACCCTAAGACCTACATTTACTTACCTAATGAATTTACAGTGTTGTATACACCAAGCAGTGAGTTAGGTACAGCAATTTTCAGCTTGCTATACTCTTGAGACTTTGCATCCTTCCATGTCTTGAAGGAAAGCATAATAACCTTGAGTGCTTCTCTATACTCACTTGAAGCCACAGCATATCCTGTGTTAGACTTGTTTGTAGACTCTTCAATAGCCACTTCACAGTCATGCTTCATAGAGTTCAGTTGAGCCTGTACCTCTCTGTGCTTCTTCTGCAACTCATAGAAAGTATTGTCTACATCCTCTGCACTTACAGAAGGCTCATAGGTATAGATAAGAGCATCTCTACCCTTACCATCTACTTGATGAGGATGCTGTATTCTATCCTTGAGTTTCTTCCTCTCATCAGACAATACACCATCAGGATGTATGTACTTGCCTATTACAGCAGCCACAGTCTCAAGCTGGTAGTATCTGTTCCTCTCCTTTATAGGAAGAGAAGCATAATACTCCTGCTCTGTCAGTACATGAGGAGCCACAGGTGACAGTGGTTTCTCCACTCCATTCTCTTCGCACCAGTCATCAAGACTGACAGACTGGAGTCCATTTATCAAGTCATTCTTAGCCTTGATAGCCTCCCTGAGCCAAGCTATGAGTGACTTTGCCTGTGCAATACTCTCAAGCATGGAAGGTATTGAGCTTAACACCTCCCTTGATGTACCCTCTTGTATGACATTATGTGCATTAGCACTTATCAATCCAACCTCTACATTTAGGAAAGACACATTGTTAAGTTGTGTTTCCATACCCTGTATGTACTCCTTTGCCATATTAGCAATGTGATTGGCTGAAGTTGAAGTGAGGGCTACTCCTTCTTCACCTTCCTTCTTGAAGAAAACTAAATCCTTTTGCATATCTTACTGTTTTAGTTATTCATGTAAATGTTTTAAGTAATCCTTATCTAAGTCAGGATGTTTGTGTATTAAGAATCTGCAACTTATACACACTATCAGGTGAGCTACACCTTCTGCTGCTATAATTCCTATTACAATATCCTGCCACTTAGGAAGTGAATCCCAGCTTGTCAAGAAGAGTATAAGAATGAACATGGTTATCCAAAAGGTACTACAATAGATGCAGAATCCTAATGGATATGCTATAAAATGTAAGAACCTATTGCCACTCTTAACCATAGGTACAAACACTTTACTGTACAAAGGATAGAATATCATATCCTCAACCTTCAGGCAATTCCTATAGAATATACCTAATAGTCCACCTATTACTCCCAATAGCATGAACTCAAACATTAATACATAAAACATACTTTTTTTAGTTAATACTAAGATTGTTTTGTGGAGCATAGGGGACTCGAACCCCTGTCTTACCAACCTTTAATAAAAGAATTACACATGCTTACTACTTTTTAATGTGGTCAGTTACCCACTGGGTCTGTCTGGATTTACAGCATTTCCACCACCTTGTTTTATTGCCCATAAACAAGGAAAAAGTTGAGTTACCTTCTGCGAGACCACAGCCTATCAATGTTCTTAAAGTCGGACCCTCAGCCTTAGTCTTCATTCAGGCTTTGCACCTTTCTGTTTCCAAGTAAGTGCTACTCAGCCTATTTAGGCAGCAACTCTATAAGAAGTATTGCCAGTTACTGTTTTGATGTCTTTCCATCAGTCTTTGCATGTTCTCTTACCAAATAATTAGTAGTCAAAACCAATCATGCCCCATGAAGTAGTACCAGCATGCACCTATGACCAGTTAGATACATAGGCACAATGCTGGCTGCGCATTTTACTACTTATTTCTTTTCCATTGAGATATAATGTTTTTATGAATTTTCCTATTGCTTTGATTCTTTTCTAAGAACAAAGTGCAAGCTAAAACAAGAAACAGTAGCTTACCTACCAGCATCACATTTTGCTTCTCTTCAGGTTCCACTGCTTAGTAGAAATAGTGAGCTAAATCCACCATTGTATCTCCAGTGAGACTCGAACTCACAACTTACAGCTTAGAAGGCAGTTGCTTTATCCATTAAGCTAAGGAGCCATGTTACTTCTAACTTGTTGCTCTATCCAATTGAGCTATGGAGACATAAAGAAGACCTATATTCACATACCAGTCTCCTGTAGCAATATTGCTATTGCCCGAACTAAAAATCCTTTACCTAAAAACAATCAAATTACCTTATATGAGTAAATACCTTAGTACTCCCAACAAGACTCGAACTTGTGTCTACTCTTTAGGAGAGAGTTGTTCTATCCACTGAACTATGAGAGTATTTATACTGCCTATCTTCACAGACCAGCAGTATTTGTTATGAATTTAATTCTATTGTATCTTGGGTCTTCTACCATATCATAGAGAGATACAGTATCATATCTGTGAAAATTACAATTATTGTTCGCATGATTCTTCTCCTGTTATTTTGTTAAACCATTTATAGAAAGTCAATATTTCCAATTCTTCTTCAGATATTAGCTTGTAGCAAGCATAACATAATACTACACACACAGTAATTGAATGTATAAAATATCCATTGTCATAAATGCTGTCTACTCCTGACATGAAGAGTATAACTGCAAAGGTTGTTATCCATAATAACACTCCTTTAAGTATAATCTTGAGTCTTTTCATTTTATTGTCCAATCTAATCTGTTCATTACTATTTTGAATGTATAAGCTGCCCTGTAAGAGTTAAAATTCCCTCTTATCAAATAGCCATAAGAGTCGTGAATTGAGTATTTTTTTTTTCATATCTATCCCCTGTTTAATATATCAAATATGATATAAAGAAAGAGTAGGCTTAATGGTAAGCCTACTAATAAGTATATGAATAAATCCATCACTTCTTTCTTTTATATTTGTAGAACTCTTTTCTTGCTTCTCTGCCATTAGGATAAACAGTCTTTACTATTCTTTCTCTTGCGTGAATAGTTATAGACCATTCAAAGGCATGTTGTCCACCCAGAACTATTGTTCTTCCATAGACATCTACTATGACTTCTCTTATGAAACAATCACAGTTTTCTCGGTGATATGTGTGCTTCCTTGCCATAATTTAATCATCATAAGGTCTAACAAAAGTATATACATACACATCAAGTTCCTCATTGTATAAGAACTCATAATAGACATGAAGAGCATTTAACATAGAAGGCTCTCTATCATTCTTTAATTGATATAAACCTTTACTCCATATCTCTCCTTGCTTATAACCAAGCCCATCTTCCATAATAGATGCAATAGCTTTTCTTGCATGAGGATAATCCTCATCTTCGGTCTTTATGTGATACACTTTATGTTGTGTGTAATCACTATTTGACAGTTGTGGCTGATACCCTATCTGATAAAGTATGCCATTATAAAATGCTGGTTTGTTCATTTGATTGTTTGTTTATAGGTTGATAAAAGGAAAGTATAATGGACTCGAACCATTACTAAGGTGCTATGACTGCTACTGTATTTCAAGGCAACTTCATTCATCCTTTGTGCTACCATTACACTAATACTTTCTAATTCCTAAATCATTTAATATTAGTTGTTGTCTTTGATATATCCTAATTCTGACCTAAATATTTAGTTTCAAAACCTTCTTACTCTCTGTGCAATTTTATGTTGATTCTGTTCTTGCTATCCTCACTAAGTCTATTGAGTATTAATATCAATGATACTATAACTCTCACTACAGTCCTGTAGTAGTGTACTATTCTTTACATCTGCACACAATTTCAGCAGTACCTCTATATTATTGGTACTCAATTGAAGACATTTGACAACAATTAATATGTGTTTGTTTGATTGTTTGCTTGTTAGAGTGTAGTTTTGCATATAAACTGTAACAGTAAAAACAGTCATACATTATTGGATGATTGTTCTACTAATTGTTGGTTTCAATGAGAGGTATTTGTGGGGATGGGTCATAATGTCACACATCTGACAATATGTCAGCCCATACTATTAACTCTCAATAAATCAACAAGTTACATTCAACACAAAAACAAGAAAGATAGGATATAAAGTGTATTCCACACTCTATTATCCTATCCTACTTACTCAATGCACTGAACTCCTAAACACTCTACTTACCTCTCTAATCCTCTTGTCAGGAAGAGATGTAAATAGGGCATTCTTCATCTCACTCTAATCACTAACAGAGTTAAATCCTATTACATATAATATAATGTGTAACATATCTTAGAGTTATACTAAGAGCATACTAATGCTAACTCATATAACTTTTACACATAGAAACTATTAATGTTCAAGGAATTAAACTATTAATATTCAAGTGACTAAACACTATTACAACTAAATGAAAATTGTATTAATGCTTAGAGGAAATGAAAAGGAAAGCAGGCATAAAGCCTGCAATCCCTTAGAAGCTTGCCAATACAGGTGCACCTCCCTGACCTTCCTCATGAAGAAGCCAGAATGAGATACCATCAGAGCCAGTGACATTGCTCAGCATAGGATGCTGTGGAATGCCTTTGACTGCAACTGCACCTGTCTTTGCACCATAGGTGAAGAAGAGCTTGCCTGTCTTAGGATTCTTCTTCACATCAATGCGTGATACATTCATTGCTGCCTTGAACTGTTCAACTGTCAGAGTGTCATTGAAAATAAGATTCTTTTCCATAATGGTAAAATGTTAATTTGTTAATAATAAAATTGTTTTAGCTACGGGGGTAGGACCCCCTTGGGCTAAGTGATGGGGAGGGTGTGGTTGGTGTAAGTACCACTCATAAAAATATCACAGAAAAAAAAAATTAGAAAAAAAAAATTAGAAAGTGGGTAGGGGGGCAAAACCATCCCTATACTAATTAGAAAGGTGGAGAAAAGCAGTAAAAAAATAGAAAATTATTTTTCCTATAAATTTTTCATTTATATATTTGCATATATCAAAACTTTTATCTACCTTTGCATCCCAGTAGAGGTTAATGGTGGGTTAACCTTTCACCCATGAGGTTAAAAAGTAGTGGGTCAGAAGTTGGGTTAGTAAAGAGCAGCTTATTACATAGCTCTTGAGGTTGTCCCCAATACTACTAAAATTGCTACTATATAAATTAGATTGCATGAGCACACCCACCTGAGAAAAGGCACAGGGAATCATGCTATAGGGGTATAATCAAGAACTGGTCTAATGAAGTTAGTAGTTAAAAAGGAGATTAGAAATAACTCTTATGAAGCCATAACAAAGCTTCAGGGATATTACTATATACAATAATGAAGAAGATAGGTAATTACATTAAGGATTCTATTAAATGGTTATGGCAGTTTCCACAGAATATACTTGCTCTATGTATAGAGGGTGTATTGTGTCAAGCTGCATATAGAGAAGGTAAGGCAGATGGTAACACTATTATAGTGAATATTACTCTACCTTCAGCCATATCTTTAGGAGATTATCTCTTTGTGAATCCTATGTCATCACAAAAGTCCATTCAACATGGATGTGGTCATAGTAAGCAATCTGATATATTGGGTCCACTATATTTGATAGTAATAGGAATCCCATCACTACTACATAACATAGTACATTACCTATGTAGTAAGATAGGAATTAAATGGAACTACTACAGTTTTTATACTGAATCTTGGGCTAACAAGTTAGTAGGAATTACTTGAAAGAATATAGATAAGACCTAAAATCAAGCCTAACTTTACTCCTTCAAGACAAGAAAATGATACTTGAATTGAAAATAATTAGAGAAAAGCTTGCACAATTCAAATATTTTGCTTACCTTTGCAGTGCAATTAAGGAAGATTGGTTTTAGGAAATTTCCACATAAGGAATGTTACTTTAACCAGTTGTTTAAGGTAACATTCCTTTTTTTTTATTGCCCCATAGTGTAACTGGTTATCACATGAGATTTTGGCTCTCATAATACAGGTTCAAGTCCTGTTGGGGTAACAATAGTAAAAGAGAAAATGCTCCCTTAGTTCAATGGAAGAACATGGGTCTTCTAAGCCTTTGGTTGGGGGTTCGAGTCCCTCAGGGAGTACTAAATGTTGGGTTAGACGAAGTGGTTAAGTCACCACACTTTCAATGTGGAGATTATGGGTTCAAGTCCCATACCCAATACAAATAAATGGAGCTATCTACTAATGGTTAGGTAACTGCCCTCTCAAGGCAGAAATTTGGGTTCAAATCCCAATAGCTCTACAACTTAGGGTGTGTAGCATAGTGGTTAATGTGCCTGTCTGTCAATCAGGTGTGTGGAGTTCAATTCTCCCACATCCTGCTAATCCACTTTTAATCTACTAAAGTCCTATCCTACAGAGGTAGGTAGGCAAATGGAGAGGTAACTCAGTGGGACTGGGACTTGTCTTGAAAACAATGGGAGCAGTAAAATGCTTGGGGGTCGGGACCTCATCTCTCCGCAATAATAGGTGTTCTTTGACATATTGGTGAAGGAAAATGGAGAGTAAACCTAAGAGGTCTTAGGGACTGTCTGCTAAACAGATTGTACCAGCAATGGTATGTGTTTCAAGTACACTGCTCTCCGCAATATATAGTAGTAGCCTAATTGGTGGGGCACTGCATTTGGGATGCAGAGGATGCAGGTTCGAGTCCTGTCTACTATACTAATGGGGTTTGTGGTGTAATTGGCTAACACACCTCCCTTGCAAGGAGGAGTTCAGGGTTCAAGTCCCTCATTCTCCACACTATGTTTTCATGTTTTCATAATGTTGAGCTTTTGCTTGGACCCTCTTTTGGGTAGTTAGAGGTTAAAGAAACTACCCTATCAATGCTCCTTAGTTCAGTGGTTTAGAATAGTTCCCTTACAAGGAAAAGGTCATTAGTTCGATTCTAATAGGAGCAACATATGGGGATGGAGCTTATATGGTACAAGCTACTGACTGTTAATCAGAAGAGAGTAGGTTCGAGTCCTACCTTCCCCGCAAGAACTTTTGCAAGAAGTTCAGTCAAGTAGCTTGCAATACTTGATGCCATCATTTCTGAAAGTTTTCTGAGTGCAATAAGGAGAAGTAATCAATGATTTGATGTTTTAGCAGGTTGGAGAAGTAGTAATCTTGCCCCACTCATAATGGGGAGACCAGTGGTGCAAATCCACTACCTGCAACTAAGTAATTGGGAAGTAGTTCAATTGATAGAACACTGGTCTCCAAAACCAGCAGTTGTAGGTTTGATTCCTGCCTTCTCAGCTATAATGGGCATGTCTTCTAATTGGTTAGGAAGCTACTCTGATAAGGTAGTAATGAAGGTTCAAGTCCTTACTTGCCCACTCTAATTCCTTGTCTTTAAGGAATATATGCTGATGTACTTCAATGGTAGAAGGCTGCTCTCATAAGGCAGTAGTTGAAAGTCCGAACCTTTCCATCAGCACTGTGTTAGTATTTTAATTGGTTAGAAGTCCTGACTGTGAATCAGGAGGGTATGGGTTCAAATCCCATCTAACACCTCCCCCCCCCCAATATACTGGCATATCCCCTCTGTCTTATACACAGTAGAAAGGGTAATAGGTTGCATGTGGGTTCAATCCCCTCTGCCAGTACTATCTTGGAGTACCAGAGTGGCTAATGGCACAGACTGCAAATCTGATGATTCGTGGGTTCAAGTCCCACCTCCAAGTCTCAACAAGCTCCTATAGCTGAATTGGTTAAAGCAACAGTCTCTTAAACTGTGGATTCAAGGTTCAAGTCCTTGTGGGAGCACAACCTCAACCTTGGCAAATACTCCCCCAAAGCATTGATGGTGGATGCTCAGGACTTTTAATCCTGAGAGTAAGGTTCGATTCCTTATGGGGGAACATAACATTATTAACTCCAAATTTTTATTGTTATGAAAAGAGTTCTTTCATTAATTAAGAAAGGTACTAAGGCATATCTTAGACAAGCTGCTAAGACTTATGCTTGGACACCTACAGGAACTATTCCAGTTGGAATATAGTTCCTTTGATGCTGGAGTGAGTAATAAATATTATATGGGGTAGCTTTAATGTGGTGAATTAGTGTGGACTGTAAATCCACTGCCTCAGGCTATTTAAGGTTCGATTCCTTTCTGCCCCACTTCAATAGAAATCTTTGTCCTTGACTTATGGAAAGTGATGTGGGTAGAGACACAAATAAGTCATTATGGGTATTGGGCAGGTATGGTTACATTGCGCAGGTCTGAAAAACCTGAGAACAAAGTTCAATTCTTTGAATACCCACATAATGCCCCTCTGATGGAATGGTAGACATAATAGTCTTAGAAGCTATGACCTTAGGGTGTAAGAGTTCGAGTCTCTTGGGGGGTACTAAAAATAGTTTGAAAATAATTAGGAAAATATTTGGTTAATTAAAATATTTTGCTTAACTTTGCAACATCAAAATAAGAGAATATGTTTGAAGAAGATAGCCTATTTACTCCAATGGAATCAAGCAGAAGTACTGAAGTATCTGGTTCTCAGTTCTTTATTAACTTCTTAAATCAACTTGAAGGTTGGAAAACTAAGTGTAAGAACTTGCATTGGGCAGCACCTAAGAAGAACATCCATGTATATCTTGATGAGTTCCTTGATATATTGTCAGATTATCAGGATGGTCTTGCAGAAGGGTATATGGGAATACTTGGTAAAATGCAACCTAATGCTATCAAGGGAACCCCAAGTGATGCACTGAATGCTTTTGACTTTATAAGTGAAGTTAAGTCTGCTACTATTGCATTTTATGATAAGATTCCTCAAGAGACTATTTATAAAGGCATAGCATCTGAATGTGAGACCTTTATTCAGAATATCAATAAGTATGACTACTTATTCCACTTATGTGATATAAGACCTTATTGACAAGAGATGCTCTCATGGTGGAATGGTAGACACCACGGACTTAAAATATGTCAATCAGCAATGGTTGTCTGGGTGCAACTCCCAGTGGGAGTACCAATTGCCTCTGTAGCTCAATGGTAGAGCGCCTGTTTTGTACTCAGATGGTTGAGGGTTCAAGTCCTTTCAGAGGCTCTATAATGTAGGTATGGTGTTAGTGGTTAGCACATGACATTGCCAATGTCAAGGGGTCAGTTCAAATCTGATTATCTACTCAAGAAATGTGGAATTGGTGTTAGTGGTAACATATCTGCCTTCCAAGCAGAAGTGGACAGTTCGAGTCTGTTATTCCACTCAATATACATCGTGGGGTAGTGTAATGGAAACATGTGAGCCTCATAAGCTCAAGAAGCAGTAATACTGTGTTGGTGGTTCGAGTCCACCCTCCGCAACTAATTTAGATAATATGGAAGAGATAGAAAAGGCAAAGATGACAAGGGTCAAAAAGACCAATGGTTCAGAGGTTCATCAAGTTATGGCTGCATTAACTGATACTACAATTAGAGGTATTGTAAGGTCAGCCAATGAGGAAGGAATTAAGAGAGGGGATATAGTTTCTCTACTTAAAGAGAATGGTCAGTTTGTATTAATCTACTTTAGATAAAACATTATGGAAATGGAAGAGCAGAAGACAATAGAAAGACCCTTGATGAGTGAAGAGGAGTTCAAGGATTATATGGAGAAGAATAGAGTAGATATTGTGGGAGATTTCTATGGAAAAGGTATTCTTCACCTAAGAACTTATGAAGCAGTAAGCAAGTTCAAGTCTGTAAGGAGAGCAATCAGAAGAGGTCATGTATCTCTTGATGGTATTATCTTCCCTAAGAGACCTTTCAATAACAAGGCTAATACTTGTAAGAGAAAGGGACATCACAGTAGGACTATTAATGAAAGAAAGAAGATGATTTATGAGCAACTTAAACACAGAAAATCAGCCTAATGATTACAATGAAGTGCCAGTATTATACTGCAAGCATTGTCTATCATTGAATATTAGGAACATTCCGAGAATGGAGGATTCAGATTACTGTGATGAGTGTGGCTCCACTGATATAGGAGAATGTTCAATAGAAGAGTGGGAGACTCTATACAAGAATAGATATGGACATAAATTCCTTGAAGAGTATTAACAACTTAATTACAAATTAAAATGGAAGAGCAGAAGGGAAAGGTTGTAGAGATGCAACCAACAACAAAGGAAACAGAGAGACCTGAAAAGATGTCTTATGAGCAGTTAGAGAACATAGCTCATCAGCTTAGTGAGCAGGCTAAGCAGTTATATATGAAGCTGCAAGCTGCTAATATGGGTAATATGTTCAAGAGACTTGACTACTTGTTTAAGGTAGTAGAGAATGGACATATATTCAAGCAAGACTTCCTTGAGAAGTGTATTGCTGAGATTGAGGAGCTTATGACAGTTCCTGAAGAGGTTGAGGAAGATAATAAGGAAGAGGAAACACCAGATATTAAAACTGAAGAGTAAGTTACAAGATGAAGAAGCCTAATAACATAGTTAGAGTACCATGTTCTTTAAGTGGAAGCTTCTTCAGGTATTGGTTCAAATTCTTGGAGCCTTTTCATAAGCTAACTGATAGAGAGATTGATGTAATTACATCCTTTGTCAAGCAAAGATATGAACTCAGTAAAGTTATCAAGGATAATGAGATACTTGATAAGGTTACAATGAGTGAAGATACAAAGAAGAAAGTAAGGGAAGAGTGTAATATCACTCTCCCACACTTTCAGGTAATTATGGGCAAGCTAAGGAAGAATAAAGTTATCATTGATGGTAAGATTAATTCAAGGTTTATTCCCAACATTGATGAAGAGACTGGCACTTTCCAACTATTATTACTTTTTGAATTGAAATGAATTATCCTGATATAATTGGTAAGGTTTCTGAAGAGTTGAATTTGCCTAAAGAAGTGGTAGATAAAACATATAAGGCATTTTGGTTATTTGTTAACCAATCCATACAGTCCTTGCCATTAAAGGAGAATCTTAATGAAGAGGATTTTGCTAAGTTAAGAACAAATTTCAACATTCCATCACTGGGTAAACTGACTTGCACTTATGATAGGATGTTAGGTGTGAAGAAGAGATTTAATTTCATAAAACAGATAAGGGAGAAGAAATGAATACAGTTACTAAGGAAGAGGTAATGGAAAATATGCAGTATGTTATCTGCAAAACTGCTACTGAGTTTGATAAACCAGTAACTTATGTTACTGTAAGAATGAAGAATGGCTTTACTTTAAGAGAAAGTACTACTTGTGTAGACCCTGCTAACTATGATGAAGAAGTAGGTAAGCAGATTTGTCTAGAAAAGATTGAAGATAAAATATGGTTCCTACTTGGTTATGCTCTTCAAGACAAGGTGTACAAAGAGTCTAATTCTACATTTGAAAGTAGAATGATTGAGGAGTATAAACAGCTTGGAGATAGATTAGGTAAACTTAACACTGCCTTTAATAAAAATGGCTTTAAAGAAAAAGTAGGGGAGAAGCAGTATAATCTAATGTGTGCTCAAGATAGAGCAATGACTGAGTATTGGAATATTCTTAGAGATAGAATGACAGATTTAGGAATTAAATTTGAAGAATAATATGCTGAAGATTAAAAAGATAAAGCCAATGTTTAACAGAATACTTGTTACAGCAGATAAGTATGAGAATGATGTTAAACAGGGTGGAGTAGTAGTAGTAACTGCTGGTACCTTAAAGGAGTATCAGAAAGTAATTTCTGTAGGAGATACTGTAAGAGGTATTAAGGAAGGAGACTTTGTACTTATTAATCCTACCAGATATGCAGTAAAGAGACACCAGGAAGGTTCATTGAAGAATGGCATTATATCAGATAATCCTGTGGTTTCATACAACTTCAATTTTGTTGATGTTAATGGCACTGTTTGTATTCTCTTGTATGACCAAGATGTAGATTATGTCATTCAGGAATATGAAGAGACTGAGGATAAGGCATCCAATCTTATCTTGCCTGAGGAAAAGAAATTGATACTAAATTAAATATTTAGCCTTGAGCCTTGATTAAGGCTTGAGGCTTTTTTTTTATTAATACTAAAATCAAAGTAAAGTGCTGAAACTATTTAAATATGAGGGATATAAGATAGTAATATCTGAGGAGGCTTTTGCTCTTAAACCATTTAGACAGATATGGCAAAGAGATAAGACTGTTAATAAGGATAAGGCTATTATGGAACTTGGCTTCATATACTTCTTTTGTGATCCAAGAAGTGACTATCAATACCTTGTAGATGACAAGGAGAGAATGGAAGCCATTAAAGAGGGAGAAGGGTTACCTTCTAAATGGGGACCAGATAGAATAGTAACAGAAGCAATGGAATTTTATAAATCATTTAAGCCGATTTCTGCATTACTCCTTGAAGACACGAGGTTTATGGTTAATAAGTTCAGAGCAAAACTAAGAGAGCTGGACTTTGATAGTCTTGAGGTTAAGGAGTTTAAGGAGATTACAGCCATTGTGAAACAGATTACACCTCTCATTAGAGATTTGGATGAGGCTGAGAAAGCACTTAACTCTGAAATGAGAAGTTCAGGTAAGATGAGAGGACAGGGAGAAAAGACTATATTTGAGGATGACTTAGCATTGTAACTATGAAAGCAGAAGATATTATAGAAGGTCTTAATAAACATATTGAGACAAGGAGAAATGAGAGAGGAATTGAGAATGTGGGGCACATGGTATTACAGAAAGAAATCATGCCTCATTCCTCATTCAAGGTTTATAAGATTTACAAGTACACTCTCTGGTTTACTAAGAGAGGTAAATCTTATAGAGTAATAACAGTACAGCATACTGCTAAGGTTCCTGATGGTCAGGAAGAGAATATGTTAAGAGAGATGAATATCATGTTGAGTACACTAATATTCAATTGGATAGGCTCTGATTTTTATGAAGCAGTTATAAAGGGAGAATATAATGGAGTTTCAGAAAATACCAATGAATAAATGTGGAATTTACATGATTACCTCTCCGTCTGGTAAATCCTATATAGGAAGAAGCCTGAATTTGAAAGAAAGACTTAATAAATATAAGAATTTACTATGCTCAGAACAGCAGGGAATATACCATGCCATACTAAAATACGGATGGGAAAATATGATGGTAACTATCTTGTATAGTGAAGATAGGAATGTTTCCACTAATGATTTGCTTAGTAAACTTGAAATAGAATTTATAAGTAAATACAACACTCTAACACCAAATGGATATAATCTAAAGAGTGGAGGAAATCAGCCTACTTTATCAGATATTACTAAACAAAGAATGTCTGAGTCTGCAAAAGGAAGATTACTATCTGAGGAGTATAAAAGGAAGCTATCTATTGCTCAAAATAAAGACTGGGTGAAAGAAAAGAAATCTTTAACACATAGGAGAAGAGTTGTACAATTATCAATCAATGGGGAAGTTATAAAAGAATGGTACTCTATTACAGAAGTAAGTAAAACTTTAGGAGTCAATGCTTCTGGAATTAGTCATGCTTGTAAAAATGGAGGAAAATCACATGGATATAGGTGGAAATACATTTCCTAAGATGAATAGGTTTCAAACTGAGCTAACTGAGGAATTGGTTAATAGCCTTCCTCAAGAAGTTCAGGACCAGTTATTTGATATTATAAATAATGTAGAGTTTGTCAAGAGATTGATAAGTCCTACAAGAGAATATGCTAAGGATAGACCAAGGGATGATAGGGGTAGAATCATTGTAGACTTGGCTAATCCTCATATATTAGAGGATATGGATTACTTCAGACCATCTGCTATACATTATGAGAAGTATGGTACATTTACTAACCTTAGACCTAATGCCAACCCTAACAGTGAATATGGTAAATGGGTGAGAGAGGAAAGAAGAAGAATCTGGGATGGTTATGTAAGGGAAAGTGATGGAGAATGGGTTACAGGATATATGTATTGGTTCCTTAACTATTCTCCTATGATGCTCTCTAAGATTAGAGAGTATAAGGATAAGAATGGTAAGAAGAGAAAGTCCAAAAGAGCTGATAGAGTAGAGGCACTGCCTGAATGTTGGGAAGGCATCTATTGGAGATTTCATTGCTTAGACCAAGCATCAAATGGTGGCTTATATAATAACTTTGAGGGAGGTCAGCACATGGCTGAACTTGCTTCCAGAGGTAAAGGTAAGGCACACCCATACAATGAGATAGTATATACCCCTAAAGGGAAAAAACTATGGGGGGATATTAAAATTGGCGACTTATTATATGATGAAAATGGAGGAACTACTAAAGTAATAGATATCCCATTTAATGATGTAGCTCCTATATATGAAGTAAAATTTTCTAATGGGGAGACAGTAAGGTGCTCAGAAGGACACTTATGGGAAGTAAAAAGTCATGATGACCATGATAAAACATTCATCCTATCTACTAAAGAACTTTTATCTAAATTTAGGAGACCTAAGAAGATTACCCCAAGAGCACCAAAGGGATATGAAAATAACTATACAATTATTAATGCTATAGGAGTTGAAATGCCTAAAGTGAACACTAATATAGACCCATATACTTTTGGTTTATTACTAGGAGATGGTTGTTTCAGACAACCCCTAGCTCAAAATAGAGCATATTTTACTAGTTCAGATGAAGACTTTGAAACATACTCTAAGCTTGTGCCGTATAATCATAAGAAGGGTGCTGGAAAATATGAATATACATTTGAAATACCTAAGTTTGGAGACTATTTAAAGTCTGTAGGACTTTATATGGCTAAGTCAGAGGATAAGTTTATTCCAGATGAATACAAATATAACTCTAAAGAAGTTAGAGTAAACTTACTTAAAGGGTTACTAGATTCAGACGGAACAGCAACAGGTGGAAGAATTGAGCTTGTTCTAACTTCTAAAAGATTAATAGATGATGTTAAGTGGATACTATCCTCTCTAGGAATAAGTTATACAAAGGAGAGAGTAAAGCATACTTTCTATTATGATAGAAATAGAAACAAGGTTCCATGCAAGAATGCTTATAGATTATCTATATTTTCTAACTTAGAGTTGTTTAACTTAAATAGAAAGCTAGCTCTATGGAGAGCTAGAAGTATGAGTAATTATGGACAAAGTAAATACAGAGGCATAAAAATAGTTGATATAAGATATATTGGGGAAGAGAAGGCTAAGTGCGTGACTGTGGATAGCCCTACTCATAAATACCTGATAGGAACTTTTATTCCTACTCACAACTCATATAGTCTTGCATCCATACTTAACCATATCTTTGTGGTAGGTGAGAATGAGGAAGCACATGAGAAGGTAAAGGGTATAGTAACTGCCTATCAGAAAGAGTATCTTACTAAGGATGGTGTCCTTAATAAGTTTGTAGATATGGCTAACTTCTGTGCAACCAATACCCAGTTTCCAAGAAAGAGATTAAAGAACTCTTTGCAGGAAATGACATGGATAATGGGGTATAAGGATGTAGAGTTGGATATTGAAAGAGGTACTCAGAATACAGTACTTGGGGTATCATCTAAGGATGATGAGTCTAAGTTGAGAGGTAAGAGAGCTGCCAAGATTCTTATTGAGGAGTTTGGTACATTCCCAAGATTAGTTGATTTGTATAATGTGCTTTTACCTTCAGTACAGGAAGGTGATATTGTCTTTGGTCAAATCTATATGTTAGGTACTGCTGGTGATAATGAATCAGACTTTGCTGGTGCTCAGGAAATCATGTATAACCCTAAAGGTTATAATATGTATGCTTTACCTAATGTATTTGACAAGTACAACCAAGGTAAACCTTACTTTGTATTCTTCTTTCCTGGCTATGTAAATAGAAAAGGATGTTATAATGAGAATGGTGTATCTGATGTAATTAAGGCTCTAATTGAAATTCTTATGAATAGGTATAGGGTAAAGTATAATTCTACTGACCCTAACACCATTATTAAGACTATTGCTGAGGTTCCTATCACTCCTGCCGAAGCTATTGTTAAGACAGGCATAAATATGTTCCCTGTAGCTGACTTGACTGAAAGAATAGGTCAATTGGATGCTAATCCTACAGAGTATGATGATGTATATGTAGGTGACTTGGTGTTCAGTAAAGATGGTCAAGTAGAGTATAAGCCTACCTCTGCTACACCTATTAGGGACTTCCCACATAAGGATAACAAGATAGAGGGTGCTATTGAGATATATCAAATGCCTGAGATTGATAAGAATACAGGTAAGCCATATAATGATAGGTATATATTAGGTGCTGACCCTTATGATGATGATGAGTCAAATACTATGTCTTTAGGCTCTATATTTGTATTGGATTTATGGACAGATAGGATAGTAGCTGAATACACTGGTAGACCCCCTTTTGCTGATGATTACTATGAGATTTGTAGAAAACTTTGTCTATTCTACAATGGTAGGCTAAACTATGAGTACAATAAAAAAGGTCTATTCTCTCACTTCTCGACAAGAAATAGTCTCTATCTTCTTACAGATGTTCTTAATTTCTTAAAGGAAAAGCAGATGATGAAGGATGGCTATGGTAACAAGTCAAAAGGTACTAACGCATCTCCTGCCATTAATGCTTATGCAAGGAGTAGATTGAGAAGCTGGCTATTAGTTCCAGTTCCTATTATGCAGACTATTGATGGAGAAGAGAAAGAAGTAATGGTCCCAAGACTATTTACTGTAAGGAACAGAGCACTGCTGAAAGAGCTTATTAATTATAACTCTGAGGGTAACTTTGATAGAATATCTGCTATGGGCATGCTGATGCTTCTAAGAGAAGATAGAATGATAAGATACCAAGGAGATGTTAGTAAGGAAAAGCAGGAGAGGGCTAATAATAGCTATGATGGTAATGACCCATTCTTTAAGAGAAACTATGACTTTAAGTTTAGGCAGTAAATTTAGTAAAAATGGAGACTGATGGTTAATAAATTACTTATATACTTGCACAGGTCAAGGATTTTACTTACCTTTGCACAGTAATTAAATTGAAGTATATGGGATATGAAATGATAAACTTGCCTCCACAGCAACTTCCCTTCAGTAAGAAAAATAAAGCTTGGAGGAAGAAGCACTTGGATTGGGCAGACAGTAAGACCTTCTTCAATTATAGCTTAGTTAGAAAATCTGTAATACATAAGAAAATTAACTATGACTTGCTTAATGGTAAACTCCACATGAGTGACCTTGAGATGATACTGAATCCTGAGAAGTTGCAGGCAGGTTTCATACCTGATAGGATTCAGCACTATCCTATTATGAATAGTAAGTTGAATGTACTTAGAGGCGAGGAAAGTAAGAGAGTCTTTGACTTCAAAGTAGTAGTTACTAATCCTAATGCTATTACAGAGATAGAAAATAACAAGAAGCAAGAATTACTACAGAAGCTGCAAGAGTGGGTATCTAATACTTCTCAGTCAGAGGAAGAGGCTAATCAGGAGCTTGAAAAGATAAATGACTATTACAGCTATGAGTGGCAGGACATGAGGGAAATTAGGGCTAATGCCCTTCTTAACCACTATGTAAAGGAGTTGAATATTCCTTTAATGTTCAACCAAGGCTTCATGGATGCAATGGCATCTGGTGAAGAGATTTATCAATGTGATATTGTAGGAGGTGAGCCTACTATTGAGAGATTGAATCCACTCAAAGTAAGAATCTTCAAGTCAGGATATAGCAATAAGATTGAGGATGCAGACATGATAATCCTTGAAGATTATTGGAGTCTAGGCAAGGTTATTGATACTTACTATGATGTATTGACAAAGAAAGACATGGAGTATATAGAGAAAATGCCTGACCATGTAGGTCAAGCTGCTACAGACTCTATGGATAATATTGATGAGAGATATGGCTTTGTCAATAATCATATGATAGGGGATGAAATAAGTACAGAGGGATTCTTTTGGGACCCATTAGGGGGATATGATGGAGTTAATAACTCACTTCTTCCTTATGATGTTGCAGGAAACTTGAGAGTACTTAGAGTATATTGGAAGTCAAGGAGAAAGATTAAGAAGGTAAGAAGTTATGACCCTCAGACAGGTGAAGAAGTATTCAACTTCTACCCAGAAACTTATGTAATAGATAAGGATGCTGGAGAAGAGGAACAGATATTCTACATCAATGAAGCATGGGAAGGAACTAAGATTGGTACAGACATTTATGTCAATATGAGACCAAGAGTAGTTCAATATAACAGACTAAGTAACCCTTCAAGATGTCACTTTGGAATTATTGGCTCTATTTATAACCTTAATGACAACAGACCATTCAGCTTAGTAGACATGATGAAGCCATATAACTATTTGTATGATGCAATACATGATAGGCTGAACAAGCTGATAGCAAGAAACTGGGGTTCATTGGTGAGATTAGACTTTGCTAAGAAACCTAAAGGATGGGATGTAGAGAAGTGGTTATACTATGCAAAGACTATGGGTCTTGCAGTAGAGGATAGCTTCAATGAAGGTAATGTAGGTGCAGCTACAGGTAAACTTGCAGGTGCACTAAATAATGCTTCTACTGGTGTAATTACAGCTTCTGATGGTAATCAGATACAGCAATACATTAATCTTCTTGAGTTTATCAAGATGGAGATGGCAGAAGTTGCTGGTATTACCAAGCAAAGAGAAGGTCAGGTAAGTAATAGAGAGACAGTAGGTGGAGTAGAGAGAAGCATGATGCAATCTTCTCACATTACAGAGTGGCTATTTGTAGTACATGATGATGTCAAGAGGAGAGCATTAGAGTGTTTGCTTGAAACAGCTAAGATAGCATTGAGAGGTAGAAGCAAGAAATTCCAATACATCTTATCAGATAATTCAATGAGAGTTATGGAGATAGATGGTGATGAATTTGCAGAAGCTGATTATGGTCTTGTAGTGGACAATAGTAATGGTATTCAGGAATTAAACTCAAAACTTGACACTTTAGCTCAGGCAGCATTGCAGAACCAGACTCTATCATTCTCAACTATTATGAAGCTATTTAGTTCATCTTCACTTGCTGAAAAGCAGAGACTTGTTGAAAAGGATGAAAGAAGTATCCAAGAAAGACAAGCTCAGGCTCAGCAACAGCAGTTGCAAGTACAGCAACAAGAGATAGAACAGAAAGCTCAAATGGAACAGGCTAAGATGCAACAGGAAGATGCTCTTAACCAAAGAGATAATGAGACAAAGATTCTTATTGCACAGATGCAAGCTTATAGCAAGAATGGTGAAGATGATGGCATAATAGAACCTGAATATTCACAAGAGGCTAAGGACAAGCTAATGGAGTCAATAAGACAATTTGACGAAAGAATCAAGCTTGATAGAGAGAGGCTGGAGTTTGATAAGGATAAGGCAAGGTCTGATGCAAAACTTAAAGAAAAGCAGATAAATAAAACAACTCAAAAATCAGATAAATGAGAAGATTCAGAGACATTGTAGAAGATATTAAAGCACCAAGTCCCCAAAGTCTATGGCTTGATAAAGGAGAATTGAAGTTCTTCGGAGCCAAAGGATGGGCTTCAGTGGTAGGTGGAGGAGATGAGGATAGACAAGAGCTTGAAGAGAAGGTAGATAGCCTTGATAAAGAGATGGGCACTGCTAATAATGACATTAAGAAGTTACAAAATAGCAAGCTAACTTGCCTACAGCTTCAAATTGGCAATAGTAATGAGGTAAAGCAAGCTAATCTCAGAGAGTTGCAAGGCATTGCAGGATTCTTCTTTACAGAGCTTGACTATGGATATGGTGTTGGTACTTATCAATCAAGTACAGGAGGATTTGCTCATGTAGTAACTGCACATGATAATGATGCTTACTATGATATTGCTGCTGATGGTTCTATAACTAAGAATGAGGATTATATAAGTCCTAATGAGCCATACACAGTCAATCTTACAGCAGAAAATATAGGTGTGGCACTTGATGATGTTACAGCAAGCAAAGTAAATAAATGTGGTGAGATTACTATAACAGGCTCTACTGGTCCTATTACTTACACAAGAACCTCAGATTCAACATCCACTGCTATATACTTTATAAGTGATAGAAAAGATGGAAAAGTAACATTGCTTACTTATACTGTGAGTACGAAGATTATTAGTTCTGCTGTGGTAAACTTGCCATTACCAGCAGCTACTACTACACAAATAGGAGCAGTGAAGAAAGTATCAGCTATTAAAGATTTGGTAACTGATTCAGCTACTGCTGAGAATGTAGCATGTAAAGTCAATGACATATTGGCAGCATTGAGAACAGCAGGTATATTAACTTCCTAAAAAAAAATGAAGATTGTAAAGATATAGTGATTAGTGTATCTGAACCTCCTGTAAATAATGTGGCATGGCTAAAACCATTATCAGATGGTGCTTTTATGCTGTTTTTTTTTGGTGATAAAGGATAGACTCCTATCTCTAAGAATCATCAGGAGAATTGAAATTCCAATATATGCAAGAGGTTTCGGATATAATAATTGAAATTCAATAACAACATGGGAAAAATAAAGAAGATTTTAGAAAATGAATTAGTAGGTGGCACACAGACTACTGATGTATATCCTGTTACTTCTATCAAGGCCGTCTATGATGAGAATAATGAAAGACTTGACCATATACTTAGTAGGAGAGGAGTAGTAAATATATCTACTAATTATAATGCTGACCATATAGCTGAGGTACTTACTCTAGAGCAGGCTATTAACAAGGTTCCAATGAGTGATAAGGTATTAGGATTTACTATGACTTTTTTGTCTTCAGATGGTTGGGAAACTTATCAGTTTACTGGAGATTCAATAACTGATTGGAATAACATTGATAGATGGAAATTTATTATTACAAGTAGTGACCTAAAGCAAACTACAGGGCAGTCAATCACCACACTTATGTCTCAAAAGGCTGTTACGGATGAGCTGAACAAGATAAATGCCAACATGGGCATTGACAAATACCCTGTATTCTCTAACCAAACAGCTTATAAAGCTGGAGACGTGATAAACTATATGGGCGAGCTATACCAGTTTATGAGTGACCATGCGGCTGGGGCGTGGACTGGAATGGATATTAAAAAATATAGCTTGAAAGATAGAGAAGATTATTTGGAACTAAATATCAATTCTCAAAACCTTTATCCTAAATTAAGACTGAATAGAGGATATTATATAAATATAGATAATTACAAAGTTTCAGACAGGGAAACATCAACTAATTTTGCATTCAAAGTGAATGAAGGAGAAACTATCGTATACACTGGTAATTACGGTGGGCATTGCCCTGCAATAATCTTTTATAAGGGAAGCGAAATTCTTTCTACTATTACAAAAAAAGATTTAGGGGCAGATGTTACTATTGAAGTAATAGTACCGAAGGGTGCTGATAGTGCCGTAGCTAATTCGTTTAATACTGACGTAAGTGTTGTATTCAAAGATGGTGTATTAACTTCTCTTGAAAAAAAATTAGAGGAAATAGATGCAGCAATTATATCTACAATTGCATTATATGGACAACCCCTACAAATAGTAAGTGGTTATGTTGGAACAAACGGTAAATTAATTGCTTCGGATAAAGGCGCAGAGAGAACAAACAAGATAATTGTTTCTGAGATAGATGCGTTTATATATAGCGGAAGTTATGGTGGAAGCTGCGCAGGTATTGCCTATTATACTGAAAATAACGAACTTATTTCAGTTGAAAGTAAAGAAAATCTTGGAATGGTTCATGATGTAGAATTTGCAGTTCCGTCTAATGCAAGGTATGCGATAGCTTCATCATTCAGACCAAGTTTGAAATTATATGTTAAAGATAGTTCTTATGATAGAGGCATTAAAGCAGATAATGAAATAAGAAACAAGATAATAACATGTAGTTTAAGCAAGAAATTTAAGGCGTATAAAGCTGATAATGTCAATATTGATGCGATAGATAAAGCAATATTATTTGCCGCATTTGTACCGAATGCTGGTTATGAAAATGACAATATTTGTATAAACGCTTTATCTGCCTATTATAGTAATACAAGTGAAACCAATACGCCAGCAAGATATGATGTTTGGGTTTACAATGTAACTAAATCTAAGGATGTTATTAACTGGAGAAATTTATATCCCGAAACTCAAGCAAGATTTCAAAAGATATATTTATCATCTAAATCGGGTCAGATTTATTTGATTATAGATACCGAAGTATTAAAGAATTACAATGAAAACGGAGTTTATAAAGCTATAATTTGGGGAGATAGAAGCCTTATTATTAACAATTTCACTTTAGAAAATAATCCGTTTCTATCATCAGCAATATGGGATGAAAATTATAAACCTATTAAACCGTTAAATAATTTTAGTATTGTTTGGTTTGGTACTTCTATTCCAGCAGGCGGATATCCTATAATTGTTGGTAAATATCTGAACTGTACTGTTTATAATGAAGCTGTGGGCGAAAGCCTTGTTAGACTTGGTTGGGGTAAAAATTGTATAGCCAAAGATGATGAAATTGATAAATGGGGATGTAGTGGCACTGATACTGGTTCATTTAACCCAGTATCTAACACTATTACAGCTTTGGCTAAGTCTATGTCCGCGACAAAAGCTGAAAAACAATATCTTATTGATAATCTTGAACATTTTGAAAGTATCACAAATAGTACATTAAACCGTAAAGTACAGACGGATGATGTTATAATGGGATATAGTTATGAAGAGAAATTGCTTAAATATATTGATAGTAGTAGAGATGATTATACTCCTGTGGATTTAATCGTATTTGACCACGGACATAATGACCTTAATCCAGATGGTGACCCGAAATGGGATACTTATCAAATTGATAATAGGGATAAGGATAATTATTGGGGAGCAATGAACTTCCTAATGGATGTTATCAGAAAATACAATCCTCATCAAATGGTATGCCAAATATCTCATTATCAAGGGAATGTTGATTATTCAGCTAATTTTTACAAAGCCCAGCAACAATTTGCAGAGCATTGGGGTATTCCTTTTATGGAATTATATAAATTTACTCAAATGTCAACAAGCGAACAAGTAAGGACTTCCGGATATTGGGGATATACTGATGGTATTTGGCACGACACAGGTTTTGTTTTTACAGATAATGGGGATGGAACATATACAACAAATCAAAGTTGCATAATCCAGTATGATTTTGGAATAAGCAATGGAAGTTACGATAGAGAAACACAGTTGTTTACTTCTGATGTTCTTAAGGAACTTCCAATTACAACTAAAGCAAGAGATATTAAGGATGTAGATGGAATTAAAACTTGTTTGTTAAAACCAAGAGAAGCATTTATGAAAGATAGGCTACATCCTCATAGTGATTTAAGTGGTAATGCCACTAATACACTTGCAAAGTTAATATCAGCATGGCTTAATTCTGTATATAAAATTGGTGCTGATACTGATAAAAAATAGAAATAAAGGAAATTCCGAGTAGATAAATTTCGGTAGTAATAAGTAAGTAAATATGTGTGACACGATGGAAAAACATACGTATGATAGCTACCTATAGACTTGGTTGTTTAAAATAAGTTTTTAGTAATAACTTGATTTATTTGTAGTAAATAAGTTACTTATGCTATTGTATAAGTAACTTATTTTGTTTATATTTGCAGTCTAAGAAAAATAGAATTTTATGATAAAAAATATATATATAAAAATTGGTTTAGTAGTTTTACTAGGTTTATATATAATAGGTACTTATGTATTATACAATAAAAATCAGGAATTAAAGGATGATTTATCAGTCTCAATATCTAATGAAAAGGCTTTTATAGCAGAAAATTCATCATTAAAAGATGATAGTAAAGCATTTAAATTTACTATAGAGCAGCTTAAGTATTATAATGATTCAATCTTACAAAAGATGAATGAGGTAAGAAGAGAGTTAAATATAAAAGATAAAGATTTGAAGCAGATGCAATATCTTTTATCTGAGGCTACAAAGAAAGATACAATAGTATTTAGAGATACTTTGTTCAGAGAACCTACATTAGACATAGATACACTTGTAGGAGATAAGTGGTATCAAATGAGGCTTGGGCTTAAATATCCAAGTACAATCACTACAGACCCTAAGTTTGTCAGTGAGAAGTACATAATGGTGGATTATAAGAAAGAGACTATAAATCCCCCAAAGAAATGTTGGTTACTCAGGCTATTTCAAAAGAAGCACACCATTTTAGAAGTAAATGTGATAGAAAAGAATCCATACATTGAAAATAAAAATAGTAAATTTATAGAAGTAATCAAATGAGTTGGACAGTTTATGAGCATTGGTCTCCTTCAGGTAAGGTATATGTGGGTATAACTTCTCAATCTATAAAAGTAAGGTGGCAAAATGGCAATGGATATATTAAATGCAAAACATTTTATAGAGCCATAAGAAAGTATGGATGGGAAAATATGAAGCATGTAATAGTTCCATTAGTAAAGCTTGCAGGGGACTGATAAAGTCTTTAAGAGGATTTATATTTATGTATGAAGATTGTGGAGAAGAATCCTTATACTGAGAACAAACAACAAAGATTCATTGAAATTATAGAATAATTATGATTGACTTAGGAATACTAATCACTGGAGGTATAGGACTTGTTACCACAATAGTCAGTGGCTGGACATCATGGTTCTTTGCAAGAAAGAAGTATGATAGTGAAGTTGATAGTAACCTCATAAATAACATGAAAGAATCATTAGACTTTTATGAGAAGCTCTCTACTGATAATAGAGAGAGGTTGGAAGAGGTACTAAAAAGAAATGCAGAGTTAGAGCAGGAAGTGGGGGAACTTAGGAAACAAATGTTTAACCTTATGAGTTCCATATGTACTGACCTTACCTGCCAATTAAGAAAGAGAAACTTAAACCTTTTTAATGAGCATGAAGTTAATAGTAGACAGAAAATGGAAGAAGCAGAGCTACACCATAAGTAATCTTACTATTGATGGGAAGTGGTTTTGCAATGTACTTGAAGATGCTGATAGAGGGTTAGATGACTCTATGAGCATAGCCAAGATTAGAGAATTGAAGAAGCCTTCAATTACAGCTATTCCAAAGGGTACTTATGAGATTACCTTAGATGTCATTTCTCCTAAGTACTGTACTAATAATTTTTACAAGCAAGTATGTAATGGTAAGGTGCCAAGACTACTTAATGTAAAGGGATTTGAAGGCATACTTATTCATGCTGGTAATACTGACAAAGACTCAGCAGGATGCCTATTAGTAGGTATCAATAAAGTTAAGGGTCAAGTAATAAACAGCAGAGAAACTTTTAAAGAGTTATATAAGCTCCTTAAAGACAAGCATGATAAAGGTGAAAAAATAACCATTAAAATTCTATAGCTATGGCAAAGAAATGTGGTTGTAAAGGGAAAGGTAAGAAAGGTAAATAACTAAAAGTGTAAAATTATGGCAAGAGGAAAGAGAAGACCAAAGCCAATGTCACCAAAGGCTGGTATCAAGAGAACAAGGTATGGCTGTGGAGGAAAACTTAAATAAGAGTATGTACAAGTTACTTATACTAATGCTTAAATACATACCTATGTTAATATCATAGGAGGAGAAGATATGATAACCCAAAAGAAGATGATAATACCTATATTTGATTATAAACTCACTGTAGTTATATTTGACAAGTGGGAAGAGTTAGGAAGATTCTTGCCCAAAGAAGAAATGGAGCAGGAAGCCAAAGCTATAACCATAAACCAATATGGAGCATCCCTTGTAGCTATCAATTCTAAGAGGGGAAGCAGCATTATCCATGAAGCTGAGCATATAAAGAACTCTATATGGAGATATATAGGATATACTCCTCAAGAAGATAATGATGAGGTAGATGCTTACCTTATAACCTACATATATGACAAGATAACAAGTGTATTCTACAAGCATGATAGAGCAGCCAGATAAGGCTGCTTTTTTTTTTATTCTTTAGCAATATATTGCTAAGTTAAAGCCCTGTATATCAATATGATATATGGGGCTTTAGCATTGATAAGCACTCTGGGAAATATTACTTACCTTTGTCCACTGTAAGCTTACAATAGAGAGATAAAACAATAACTAATTTCAAAAATTGCTACTATGGAAATAATTGAGAAGCAAGTAGAAAAGGTAAAAGAAGTTCCTACTGATGGCTGCTATGGCTATGGTTATGGTAGAAGAGACATCAATGGTAAGGCTAATGCAGGTCTTACTCTTGGTATCATAGGTACTGCACTTGGTGCTTGGGCACTATTTGGTAACAGAAGAGGCAGTGGTCTACTAGGTCTTGCTGGTTCAGGCATGGGTGGCTCAAATATCAATATTAATGGTCTTGAGACTGGTCTTGGGACAGCTAATGGTATAACTTCTCCTTCTGCTTTCCAAGCATGGGAAAAGAGCTGTGAAGATGCTTTGGCTCTGCAAGGAGCTATTTACACTCAGGCTCTAAATTATCAGAATAATAGATTTGCTGATAGACAAACTCTGAACTCAGAGTTATTCAGTTTGTGGAAGGGACAGGTTGATGCTGACTTTGGTTTATATAAGAGCACAAGAGATGGCTTTGATGTAATGGCTGCAAAGCAAAATCAAGATGCTTTCAATCTGTATAAGTCTCAAAGAGATGCTGATGATAGCATTAGAAAGGAACTAAGTGACTTGAAGGCTCAGGTAGCTATCAATGCTGCTGTAAGACCATACCAAGACAAGCTCATCCAATGTGAAATTGACAAGGCATTTACTGCTGGTATTAACTATACTGACAGAAAGACTTGCAAGGCTATCTATGGTGAAGTATGTCTGCCTAACACTCCTGTTGTAACAGGGTATGTTGGTGCCAACCAATGTGGTTGCCCAAGAGTTGTTAGTGGTACTACTGCAACTGCTTAAAGTAAGGGGGCAATTCCCCTTACTTTTCAATACTAATCTTAAAAATGTATAGTTATGATTCCAATAAATCAAGTCATATTAGGTGGAGGGGACCCACTGCTGGGTAATAGTATGGTAGGTAATAGTCTAGATGAGCAATTACAGCTTATTGAAAAGTATAAACAGAACCTTGAGGCTGCAAAGCAGCTAAGACAGCAGGCACAACCTGCTCAACAACCTATATCACAGCCACAAAGGATGATATGGGATGAGATAGATGCTGAAATAAGCCCTATGTCAGATGAACAGAAGACAAGAATGTTACAGGATGAAGACTATGTAGACACCTATACTAAGATACAGGACATGGTTCAAGCAGAAATTCTTAGCCTTGTTAAAGGTAGGATTGAAGCTACTCCAGAAGGCAAAGAGCTATTACAAAGGCAATTGAAAATAGTCAAGAAGTTAAAAGAAAAGATTATTCAAGAGACTAATAGGGAAATGGAAATGTTTAGGAAATTCAGGGAGTTCAGTAAGACACATCCTGAAGTGACTTATGAAGAATTTATTAAAGCAAGTATGTAATTATGGCGACTATTATGCAATTAACTGATAATCTGAAGCTAAGTATCTTGTGGCTGATATGTATCATACTGAGAATGGCAGAAAGTACAGTGGTGAGAAGTTTGATATGCACAAAGCAAAAGAAATTTGTGAAAGATACAGAGGAATACTTCCTACGTCTATTACAGTAGCTGATGTGTATGTTGCAGTCAACTCTCAGTACCATGACTATGCAGAACTGTTTAAGAACTGGTTTGGTGATGGTATAGAACAGAAGATAGTTGAATCTGCTATTGTATTCTGGTTTAAGGATGCAGATTGCAAAGCTGAAAACAAGGTAGTAGAATACCTTAGAGAATACTAATAAGATAAGGGTAAGAGATAATCTTACCCTTTCTTTTTGCCTATATTGCAAGTATTTTATTTATATAGGTAAAAGCAATTTATTTACTATATTGTAGATATGCAAAACTTTACTTACCTTTGCACTGTTTTAAGAACAAAAAGGTAGAAGAGTATGGAAGAAGAACTTAGCTTAGATAACATCTTGGGAGCAGAAGAAATTGAGAATCTGTTTGTAGAAGATGAAGATACACAGGATACCCCACCTGCAAATGGGGAGCCTCCTAAGAAAGAGGAGGAGCCAGATAAGGATAAAGAAGAAACTACTGAGGTTGTTGATGTAGATAACTTGTTTACTGATACACCAGAGAGCGTAGGTAGTGGAAAAGAAAATACAGAGGAAAAGGAAGATACCACTCCTAAAGGGGATGGCACTTCTCCCAAAAACTTCTACTCTTCCATTGCCAAAGCCTTGAAAGAGGAAGGTATCTTCCCAGACCTTGATGATGAGGGCTTATCTAAGGTTAAAGACCCTGAAGACTTTAGAGATTTGATTGACCAGCAGATAAAGGCAGGTCTTGATGAAAGACAGAAAAGAATTGATGAAGCCTTGAATGCTGGAGTAGAGCCTACAGAGATTAGAAAGTATGAGAATACTATAAACTTCCTTGATTCTATTAAGGAAGAGAATATCTCTGATGAAGGTGATAAGGGAGAAAAACTTAGAAAAGACCTGATTTATCAAGACTTTATCAATAGAGGTTATAGTAAGGAAAGAGCTGCAAGAGAAGTACAGAAGTCTTTCAATGCTGGTACTGATATTGATGATGCAAAAGAGGCTTTGAAAAGTAATATTGACTTCTTCAAGGATAAGTATGATGAACTTGTCAATGAGGCTAAGTCAGAAGCAGAACAAGAAGAGAGAGAAAGAAAGGAACAGGCTGAAAAGCTTAAATCCTCAATCCTTAATGACAAGGATGTGTTTGGGGATTTATCAATAGATAAATCAACAAGACAGAAGATTTATGATAACATAGCTAAGCCTGTATATAAAGACCCAGAGACAGGAGAGTACTTTACTGCCATCCAAAAGTATGAGATGGAGAACAGAACAGACTTCCTAAAGAACATTGGGTTACTTTTCACACTAACTGATGGCTTTAAGAACCTTGATGGTTTGGTGAAAGGTAAAGTAAAGAAAGAAGTAAAGAAAGGTCTTAGAGAGCTGGAACATACTCTCAACAACACAGCAAGAACCTCAGATGGTAATCTAAAGTTTGTCAGTGGAGTTGATGAGGACCCTGAATCTTTCATAGGAAAAGGGTGGAATCTTGATGTCTAAGCCTATAGTATAGAGTAAAATAACTGATAAATTAAATTATTTATGGCTGGAAAATTAGGTAAGTTTCAAATGGTAGGCTTCCAACACTGGAAGGGTCTTACTAAGGAAAACCACCTTGGTTCTATCTTTCAGTTAGCTCCACAGAAGGCTACAAACCTAATGGTGCAACTGTTGGCTTATTACAGAGGAAAGACACTTGACACATTCCTAAATCAATTCCCAACAAGAGAGTTTGAGGATGATAATGAATACTACTGGGATGTTATTGGTTCTTCAAGGAGAAACATTCCTCTTGTAGAGGCAAGAAATGAGGATGGTATTGTTGTTACAGATGCCAGTGGTATGATTGGAGTAGGCACTGCTCCCTTCTATTTGGTATTCCCTGAGGATTGGTTTGCTGATGGTGAATACATTGTAGGTAATCTGAATGAAATCTATCAGTTCAGAATACTTGGAGACCCAAGAATGGAGGGTACTAATGCAGTGTATAAGGTAGAGCTTGCTGGTGGTAACACAGCAGGTGTTCCTGCTGAAAGATTGCTTGCAGGTGAAAGATTCTCAGTTGAAGCTGCATTTGTTGAGAAGGAACTTTCAAGAAAGGTTGGTGATGTAAGATTTATAAGCCCTGTTTCTATGAGAAATGAGTGGTCTGTAGTAAGAATCCAACACAAGGTTCCGGGTTCTATGTTGGACAAGAAGCTGGCTGTAGGTATTCCTATTGTTAAGGAAACTGAGGGTAGATATACTAAGTCAGTTGCTACAATGTGGATGCACAATGTAGATTGGGAAGTAGAACAGCAATTCTCTGAGTACAAGAACAATGCACTTGCATTTGGTAGAAGCAACAGAAATGCTAATGGTGAGTACATGAACTTTGGTAAGTCTGGCAATGTTATTAAGACAGGTGCTGGTCTGTTTGAGCAGATGGAAGTTGCTAATACTATGTATTACAATACATTCAGCTTAAAGCTTCTTGAAGATGCTCTATATGAACTTTCTGCCTCTAAGTTAGACTTTGGAGACAGATACTTCTTGATTAAGACTGGTGAAAGAGGTGCTATCCAATTCCACAAGGAAGTACTAAAGACAGTATCAGGTTGGACACAATTTGTTCTTGACAACAGCTCTATTGGTGTTATTCAAAAGACTCAATCTAAGTTGCACCAAAACTCATTGAGTGCTGGTTTCCAATTTGTTGAGTATAAGGCTCCTAATGGTGTTAGAGTTAAGATTGATGTAGACCCATTCTATGATGACCCAGTAAGAAACAAGATACTCCATCCAAATGGAGGTGTTGCATTCTCTTACAGATATGATATTATGTACATTGGTACTATGGACCAACCTAATATCTTTAAGTGTAAGATTAAGGGTGACAATGAGTACAGAGGTTATCAATGGGGTCTAAGAAATCCATTCACAGGTCAAAAGGGTAATCCTTACATGTCATTTGATGAGGATTCTGCTGTAATTCACAGAATGGCTACTCTTGGTATCTGTGTTCTTGACTCAACAAGAACTATGTCACTAATCCCTGCAATTCTACAGGGCTAATGATAAAAGGGGGAGTAGGATGAGAACTCCTGCTTCCCTTATTTTATTTTAATAAGTTAAGGAGAAGATATGGCAGAAAAGAAAATGGAAGAGAAAGTGGATTATACTGTACCTGACTTTGATATAGACAATACAGAGACTCCACTTCAGGAAGTACCAAAAGAAGAGGCTACTGTAAAAAGCCCTAAGAAGACACAAAAGAAAGTAGAGGTATCTGAAGATGCCTTAGTTAGTTGTCTGAGAAATGAGAGAATTATTGTAAGACATGTACCTAAGCTGACAGGTATGTGGGGTAATAACCCTAAGCATGTATTGTCAGGAGGTATGGCAGAAGGTGCAGTTAGGACATTTGTAGTACCAAGACTATCTTCAGGTATGTTTGTTAATATCCTTACAGACAAGGAAAAGGCATTTCTTGAGGAAATAATGGGTCTTGAATATAATGCACTAAGTATCTATAAGAAGGTAGATAACTTTTGGGATGATTCCAATGAGAATGGTATCAATAAGGTAAGATTGACAAAGCAGGATAACTACTTCAATCTATCTGACCCAGAGGATTACATCAGATATAAGATACTATTAGCCAACAAGGATTATATTGCTCCCTCATTACAGGCATTGCAAGATACTCCCAAGGCTACTTACCAGTTTGTTATCATTTCTGAGGGTGAAGAGACTAAGGTTGCTAAGAACAATATGAGCACTACAATGATGTGCTACAAGGAATTTGGTAAGATTGAGGATGATGTTGATACATTAAGAGTTATTGTTGAGACCATTGATGGCAGACCTACATCACAGACTGCTAAACTTGAGTTCTTACAGACTAAGGTTAATAGCTTGATACAGGCTGATAGCAAGATATTCTTGAAGGTTATTACTGACCCAATGCTTTCTACAAAGGTTCTTATCAAGAGAGCTATAGAGGCAGGTCTGATTTCTAATAGGGGTAATTACCTGTACTTGAGAAAGGATAATACTCCACTTTGTGAGGCTAATGAAGAGCCTACATTGAATGTAGCAGCTAAATACTTAAACTCTCCTAAGCATCAA